TTGTCCATTTTGAAGTCCTCCTTACTTGTTGACAGCGGCATCCAGCTCGCACAGCGAGTCCTCGATGGTCGCCAGCCGCTCCTGTGATGCCATATCCTGCTCACACAGGGCGTCTTCCATCTCTGCGGCGGTCTTTGTTAGCCGCTCCGCCACGGGGCCGGTCTTGTCGGTCATCCGGTAGTGGCGGTCGATCTCGTACCAGTCATAGCAGCGCCCTTCCGCGTCCTCCGCGCTGCGCAGCTTGCAGACGATGCGGAAGCTGTCGGTGATGGTCTGGTCGGGATACTCCCGCTCAAGCTGGTGGTAGCCGGTCAGGCTGGTGTGAGCGTCGCCGATGGTCTTGAGGACTTCAGCGCCGCCCTCTGTGCCAAAAACATAGTCCACGTCAGGTTCTCCTTTCTCCGATGCTCTCGGACGACGTGCTTCAGGTTGCGGACGACCCGCTCTCCCCGAAACAACCATTGATAGAGATGATAGTTGTTGCAGTGCCGGAGCTGCCCGAGACGCGAGAGCAGACTTGCTGCCGCTCTGGGCGTGATGGGCCTCCCCTGCCGTCTGCGCTTGCGATACCGCGCCAGCGCCCGCTTGATGTGCAGCAGATTCCGCTTGCGGGGGATGGTGTAACCTCTCCCGTACCGGTAGCCTACAGCGTCCGGCAGCCGTCCTTTCGCCCGCGCAAAGCCCTGCCGGGGCGGGAGCAGCGGCTCTTTGCGCTGCGGTTTTGCCACCGGGAACACCTGCCAGTCGCCCTTGAGCTGCAGGTCGTGGGCGTCAAGCCAGTCTTCGACCAGTAAGCGGAGCTTTTTCAGCTTGCGCCTGTTCGGCCCGAAGGTTGTGATGTTGTCCATATACCGGGCGTAATGCTTGCACAAGCCGCTCTCCCGGATGAGCCGGTCAAGGGGCTGTAAGACGGCGTTGGCGAACCACTGGGAAGTGTACGTCCCCAGCTTTACGCCGTCCCGGATGATGCGCCGGATGAGGTCGAGGACACGGCAGTCCTTGTAGAGCTGCCGCATCCGGGCCATGACGACTTCCGGGGTCAGGCTGTCGTAAAAGTGGCGGATGTCGCCACAAAACTCGTACTTCATCCCCTTGCGGTCGTACTTCATCCATCGCTGGATGGCGTTCTTTTCCCGGTGCGGCCCGCGCTCCCGGATGGAGCCGCAGCAGTAAAAATCCATTCCCCGCATCATCCTGGGCTGCAAGACCTGGATGAGGGCGTGGTGGACGTACTGGTCGGGCCACTGGGCCGGTTCGCTGATGGTGCGCCATTTCCGGGCATTGGCGTCCCATCGCTGGCTGACATGGGGCTTTTTCGGCTCAAAACCGCCGACGAGTATTCGCCGCAGGTCTTCCACCCGCTGCGCCTTGGTCTCCTCCACCCACGCCGTACAGGTGTTGGGCTTGTGGCCTCGATTCCAGCGGTGGGTGCGGTTCACTTCGTCGATGGCAAGCAGCAAATTATCATCGGATATAAGCGTATCAAAGAGCTTTCCAGCTCTCTTCATGGGATACCCTCCTTTTAGCTGTACGGACGTTCCAGCGCCCCTTGCGGGGTGTACTAGCCCGCTCCCAAAATGCCTATCTTCACCGTGAGGTGTGCGGCTGCCTGTGCCGTAAAATGTGAGGTTGGATAAAATCAAAAAGGAAACGACAGCCGAGGTTCCCGTCGTAGTACGACGCGGTGTTGCAGTAGACGTAGAACATACCATAGTTGGCGTTCTGGTTATAGTTACCGCCAACGTAGAGGCAGGGGTTCGACGAGTCAAAGTTCCAGTTATCGCACGAGCCCGGGAACAAAAAACACCGGCAATGCACAGACAGTCCCATATAAAGTTCAGCGCCTTACGGCGCGGTTATCTGCGGGGGCTGCGGCCCCCTCAGACTCCCCCGTTGGGGAGTTCTTGGAGGCGGCAGCCGAGGTACCCGTCGTAGCACGACGCGGTGTTGCAGTAGACGAAGAACATACCATAGTAGGCGTTCTGGTAATAGCTACCGCCAACGTAGAGGCAGGGGTTCGACGAGTCAAAGCTCCAGTAATCGCACGAGTACGTTGCGTCACTACCGGACGCGGATGTGGGGATAAACACCGGGAAGCCGCCGTTTGCCTTGACCTTGAATGCGGACGGCCAGCCATTGGACGGGACGCCCACCGCGGTGCCATTGCTGCTGTCGCTGAACTTGGAGGGGTTCAGGATGATGTTCAGGCCGTCGCTGTTGTTGTAGCAGCCATCGCACCAGTCCAACACGTTATCCCACAGGCCCTCGATGTTGCGGTACTGCGTCCCGTAGCCATAGGCGGTGCGGCTGCTCTGGGTCGTACCGGTGTGGTACGGCATACTGTCGGTGTAGCCCATCGACTGCGGAGAGCTGTTGTTGCCGCATCCATAGCCGATTTTCGCCTGACTGTTCCAATCGGCAAACTCGACGATGTACAGCAGCCAGAGCGTAAACCGCATGGCAAAATCGCTCTGCCAGATGGTTGAGCCGAGATTGTGGATGCCGGAGCGGGCCGAAGGGCGGGTCATGTTCGCCCTGGGGCTGCCGGTGCCGCTCTTATAGGTGCCGTTGCAGTGGTATCTGCCGATGTACACCACGTCCCGCTCACCGTGACCGTCGCCTCTGTCCATGTGGGCGGGGCTGACGCTGTAGCCCTCCACCGCGCGGTCGGCGATCTGAATGCTCATGCCCCTGCCGTTTTGGGTCAGCTTGTACCAAAACTTGGGGATGGCTACCATCGTGCCGCCGGTGCGCTCGCTAACGGTCATGCCCGCCCAAGGCTGCAGGGTGTCAAAGGGACTGCCATAGCTGCTTGCGCCCGCGACGTATGGCACAGGATCGGTAAAGTCTGCCGCCTCGTCGGTGCGGCTCCACTTGGTGGTGCTGGTGCCGTCCCAGCTTGCGCCGTAGATGTGGGTGTATGCAAGTTCAAGGGGATAGTCCTTGTACTCGCTCACCTCCAAGCTGCCCTCGGCGGTCTCGTCGCCCAGCGTGGCCGTTACCGTCCACGTGCCAGCGATGGGCAGATACAGCTTGATGCTGCCGCTCTCCGGCACCGTGCCGGAGACGGTCTTGTCACCGCACTGGGCGGTGACGGTGCTTCCCGCCTTGACCGTCACAGTCAGGGTGTAGTAGGTCAGGGTCAGTGTCTTGGTGCGGCAATACTCCGCCTGCACCGTCTCCGTGGCCACGCCGGTGCCGAGCGTGGCGGTGACGGTCCACTCTCCGTCGTGGGGCAGGGCCGCAGAAAAGCTGCCGTCCGCAGCCACGCCGCTCACGTCTTTCTCGCCGTCCGAGAGGACGATGGAGCTGCCCGCCTCGGTCTGCACCACCACCCGGGGCAGTACGATGCTGCCTACAGCCGCAGCGTCCGCCGCCGCGCCGGAGATGGTGAGGGTCTTGTCGGTCTCGATTTTGATAGCGTTGATACGGTCGCCGGTGGCCTTGGCGTCTGCGGGTGCGCCCTTGACTGTCAGGGTGGGGTCGGTACTCACTACAGCAGCCGCCTTGTCGGCGCTTTTTTTCGCTTCTTCTGCGGATGAGGCCGCAGCGTCTCTGCTTGCGGTTGCAGAGTTTGCGGCTAACTCAGCAGCGTCTTTTGCGGTTGACGCAACGGTTGCGGCGGCTTCTGCCTTTTCCTTTGCAATGTTAGCCCCTGCAACATCACTCAAAGTGTTGAGGGTGTCGGCATTCATTGGAGTGCCCTCGACAACAGGTTCATCATTACGAATCAAAGTGATGATTTCTGATGTGCCATCAGATTTCATCATAGTCCAACGCCCGGGATATTTTGCTTTTCGGTCAACAAAATGCATAATAGGGTTCACCTCCGCATATTGTATCTGAACAATAAAGTAAATGGTCCTTTGCCATCGCTTCAATGTCAGACAAAACTTTTTCTATTTGGTTGATAACCGCAAAATGATAACTAAGCGCCTCGGGAGTTTCCGGGGTAGAACTTTTGCCGCTGCATTTGGAACGAATGGCTTTCACGTTATCAATCCACCGAGTGGCATCCGCAATGGTCAGATAATCATTGATTGTCCAACCAGCTTCCACAGGCACGGTTAAACCGATTGTTCCTGAAAAAATAAGCTTGCTGTCGTCGCCGTAATAAGCGCTTCCATTTGTAATGTTGACGTAGTCGTTTGCGACGACCCATGAGGGCTCGACAGAGGGCGGGTAGAAGTTGTTAGAGGCGGCGAAATAGAGCTGGTATTCGACACCCTTTTCCAGCGGGAAATCGCCCATGTCCAACACCACGTCGTTGTAGCCGCGGATAATGTCGATGAACTTGTCCACTAGGGCGGTCGTGGAGCCGTACTTGCGCAGGACGGTGCGCATCGTACCCGGCACATAGCCCTTGACGCGGAATTCCAGCGAGCGGAGCCGCAGGCCCGCTTTCTTGGCAGTCAGCGGCATAAAGAACTCGTACTTGGCGGGATAAGTGTCCCACGCGGGGATGTCGCCGCTTTCATTTTTCGCAGTAACAACTTGAATGTTTTGCTGTACAATCCTTGCAGAATAAGATGCGCCAACGATTTCAGCAAGTTCTTTGATTCCGTTTTCAATGCGGTTGTAATCCGTATAGCTCAGAGCGCCCTTCATGCCTGCGGCCCACTCGGCCTGTTCTTCCTCTGTCCATGTGCCGCTTCTCGCCTTTGCGGTCAGCTCTTTTACCCGGTCTATATCTGCCTGCGTTCGGTCTGTAATCCATGTTGCCATGTAATCACCTTTCAAAAAACTAATTTGCCATTGACATCTATTTGTGTGGTTTCGGGCAGGGTAAACGAAGGATGTGCGCAATAATAGAGCAAATTAGGCCCAATGGAAGCCGTATGACCCCACAATACTGGAAATCCAGAACTTCCGTCGATGGCAGTGTATTCAAGAGTTGTAACCATCCTACTCAGAAAATCTTTACGGTCGCTGGAATGGAAGCCAGAGGCATACTCGGCACTATAAAGGAAAGGAGTTCGAGTGAACACACGGCAGCTACCATCAGTGATAGCTGCATTATCGGCAGCAAGCATGGATTCCAATATGCCCTTGGCCTGCGGGAACGAAGTTCCTTCATTGTATTTATAGTCAGGAGAGTTCTTTGTCCAGCCAAAAACGTCATTGCCTTCGCAATCGCCTCCAAATTCATGCGCAGAAGGCAAAAATACAGCTTTAGACATAGTGCTCACCTTGCTACTTCCAACAGAGAAATCCATAGCAGTAAAGCCGGGAGTGTAATAAAATGTAGTGCTGCCAATTGCTTCTTTTTGTGCCGAAGAGAAGGTATTGAGATACTCGCCATTAAGCCATGTATTTATATCGCTCTGTGCATAAGCAGACCAACTGGAGTCCCAATTCATAAGGGTTGGATAACGCTTACGAATTAAAAGCGTACGTCCTACCCCGTTCAGCTCGCTCTCATAGCCATGCTTGGCAACAATGAACTCCACGACGTTGTTACCCTCGTCCATAAGCACTGTCTTACCCTCCGGAATATTGGAAAGATAATATTCAGTGGTGAGGAACGAACAGCTGGCAGAATTGCCGCCAGCAGAAGCAGTAACGATAGCCGCGCCGGGGGAGTTCCATTTGACCTGACAAGTGGATTTTCCCTCTGCGTTTGTCAGAACGTGAAGGGAGACGATTCCTTCGGGAGAAGCTGCCCAGTTGATTTTAGGAGAGTCAATAGAAGCAGGGGAGAGGGTGGCAGACAAAATAACGGACTCGCCCCAATCGAGCTGTTCGCTGGTATGGTCAAGAGAAATAGCCTGAGCATCTGCCATCATGTACCCCTCTACAGTACCTTTGAAACACCCATTGAAAGTGTACTTTACATTGGTCGCCAGCAAGACAGCATCGTAATTGAACTGATGGTGAATCTTTACCATATCAAGGGCGTCAATAGTAGGGCTTGCCCGATATGTGAGAGAAGCCTTGCGGCGGTTGGAAAGGACTCCATAAGACTCTGTAAGGGCATTCCTGGATTTTGCAAGGATGTCCTTTGTGAGCATAACATTGCTCAGAGTCTGGCTCACGCCTTTGCCAGAAGGGCTTTCGGGATAAGCGTAGGTAACGCCACCTGCGGTGGTCACCACGTTGAGCATATTTTGAGCAAAGGTGATTTCCGGCCAAGAATAATTGTTCAGTACTGGAATGTCCAACACGGGATTGGAGGTATCGGCTCCGTAGACTCTGTTAATTTTTATCACGCCATCACGAGTCTGGTACAAAGCCATTCCAGCAGCGTTTGCCGCAAGCTGCAAAATATCGGAATTGTGATAAGTAGACTCATCGCTTGTAATGTCGGTGGAGTAATCTTTCAGCTCATCCGAAATATCGAAGGTAATTTCATCCGCTTCCAACAGCTCCAAGGCATCGTAGCACATCTCATAGAGCGTGCCGTATTTTCTTCCGGTGTACTTCGTGCTGGATAGATACAGGAAAGCGTCTCGCGCCTGAAAGGACGCCTCAATACTGTTGGCAGGGACGCTCCACTCCGACAGGAAGAACATTCCTCCGCTCACCCATTCAGTCTTTCCATCAACATCCATTCCATAACGAACGGTGACAGGCTGGCGCTCATAGATGTACTTGTAAATCCCTTGAGGGTTTACGGAGTCCCATGCGCGGTCACTGTTGTCTAAACTAAAGGAAATCGACTCCTGAGAAAGCTGCCCGGAGATAGGGTCTCTTGCAGAAGAATGGCTGTAGGACAAGATTTTGGTCTTGTCAAACACCAGATACCTTCCGATTTTCACTTGCTCGACCCTTACTCTTCGGTCGGGGAGACACCACTTCAGCACCTCTAGCTCTACAGCATCAAACCCGGAAAGTTCTACTTCAACGTCAGAACGAATGGATTTGTTTCCGTTCACAGTCACGGTTTTCAGCTTTTTGGCTCCAAGATATGCGCTGACCGAAAAATCTGTAGCGTATTCGTTAAACGCTGTAGACCAGCAAATCGAAACGCCAGGAACGGAGGACTTGTTTTCACTTGGAAGTTCAAGCCGAATAACAGGGTGACTTGAATCGTCAAAAATCTCGGCGCTCAAAAAACCAGTAGTTCCATACGGAGGAGAAGAAGGAACGATGCCACAGCTTCCATCAAGAACAGTGAGATTGGGCTCTCCTGTGGAATATCTCGAAATGGAAGCGTTATCAGAAAGCGCAATATTGTGAAAGGTGGAGAACGGGGCTGCCGATGACGTGACGATGGTAGCTTTTTTATTGATGCCAGGTTCAGTGATTCCGCAGGTAATCTCTACAAAAGATTCCGGGACGAGTGTTTCGTTAAATTTTTCTTTCCACCTATCGGATACTTCAACCATGTGTCATACCTCCACAAGAGAAAGCTTGCACCCTGTCCATCCCATCACGCCACCGGTCTTAGGCCCTCTACGCCACATGCCGCCGGTGCGGTCGGAGACATACATCTGGCGCGTGGTATAACCGGCTGTGGCTTGGTTATAGAATTTAACAGTGCAGTAAAAATTTGTGGTGAAAAGGCTTAAGATGTCGGCCCACTGCCGCGCGGTAAGGTAGTTCCATGACATGGAGACCTTTGCCACATCATGCCGTACGACAGCGCCAACAACTTTACCCTGAACATTTCGCCCAGAGTCCACGATCGTGCTAGTCGTTCCCTCGTAAGAGGAGGGTTCCGGCAGCTCTACGCCATTCACCGTAACCAGTGCAGGAATATTGGCCATCTGAACCATCCTTTCTTAGTAAGAGTAAACTTCAGTACCCATAATGGACATGCCACGTTCTTTCTGCGTTTTTTCAACGGAAGCAGTGAGCTGCTTGCCATCGAGGTACACTTTCACATCTCTGCCATCGGAGATTGCTTCTCCGTACCGCTGCCAGATGTCAAGAAATGCATTGTAGCAGCCGTTGTACACAGCATCCCTCATCTCTTCGGAGTTTCCACTTGCGGCAGAATAGGTGCCACTATACGAACCAGACCCATAGGTAGAGTCATAGCTGGATGTGCCAGCATACTGAGAGCTGTCGCTATAGTTAGAACGACTGATACTGCCAATAATGCCTGCGATAGCAGCGGCAATCGCCAAGCCACCGGCAACCATTGCAAAGCCAGTAGGAATGCCAAGCACAGACAGCGTGCCACCGATCGCTTCCAGCATGGCGGTAAAAGCGCCGCCAATCGTAGTAATCAAACCAGCTACACCAGCAAGCATCTTCGGGAACTGGCTCAGTAAGCCACCAGACAAGCCTTTACTGATTGCAAGTGCTGCGGTCGAGAGCGGAGTCTTCGATTTAGTAAACACGCTGGTAATGTTCTCGACCATCTTCGCCGTATTTTGTGTGGCAGCGCCAAAATTCTGAGTCAGTGCACTCACCAGATTTTTGCCAATGGTAGCGGCTGTATTCAGCAGGGAAGAAGCTTGGCTTTTCAATTCTTTGCTCAGTCTGCCAAGCAAATCGCTTGCAACGGACTTGACGCGTTTACGCTGCTCATCGCCCATAGCGCCCCAGATGGAAGCAGCAATAGTAGTGCCGACTGTTTTCCAGTCACCACTCTGCGCGGCCTGAATGAAGGTCTGCACTGTGCCGAAGAAGTTGGTTTTGAGGTTGTTATCGAGTTCGGCCCACTTAGAGTCTAGCCCGGAAATGATGCCGTTGACGTAGCTCGTGCCGCAGTCAATGCCATAGTTCGCCATCTCTTCGCCCTTGAGCTTGGTGGCGTCTACGAGTTTATTCATAGCATCGTTGACATAACCGAGGAAAGCAGTGATACCGTTCGCAAGACCCATGTCGATGTAACCGCCAATCTCTGCAAACTCCGTAGAAGGGGAGTGAATGCCGAGCACATTCTTGACCTTATCAATGACTGCGTCGCCAACATTTGCAACAGCGTTTTTGGCCGTTTCAATCATGTTGTTCACGCCATCAATAAGACCCTGAATCAGATTTTTGCCAATATCAAAAAGACTAAAATTGTCGAATGCGCTCTTGATTGCAGAAAGAATTTTTTCCGCAGTTTCAGTTACGCTAGAGATAGCATCGGTAATGCCTTTCTTCAATCCGGCGATAATGTATCCGCCTTGTTCGGCCATTACGGTAGATGGGGAATTGATTCCAAAGGCAGACTTAAAACCGTTGATAAATGGATTGAACACATTTTCAATAATCCAAGAAGCAACATTCGTGATTGCGTCTTGAATGCCGTAATAAATACCGTAGACGATATTTAGACCAACATTATCAAACGGCCCCTCTGCCACTTTCTTTTCAAAATAATCGGCAATTCGAGAAACCAGACCACCCATGAAGTCGAGTGCTTCAATGAACGCTTCGCCAAAGAAACGACCGATGGCTTGAGCTAGCCCGGCCCAATCTACGGAAGTAACGGCTCTAATAGCAAAGTCAACGAGGTCTTGACCAAGTTGGTAAGAGTCTGTGCCAGCCAAGAAATCAGAAACAGCGTTAATGCTATCAGTGATAAAGTTAAAAAAAACTCTTGCAAGCTTTTCAATCTCAACATTTTGAAGAGCATCGGAAAGCTTATCAGTTAATTGCTTCCCAACACCAGTCCAATCTACTGTTGCTATCCAATCTGAAAGTTCGTGAAAAAATCCAGAAAAGCCATCAATAAAGGCGTTAAGCACAGATGTCCAGTCAAGCTGAGACAGAAAACCGCCAAGAAGCTCAAACTCGATAATAAATCTGTCTGCAAGTAATCGGCCAAATAAATCCCAGTCTACAGAATCCACGAGCCCGTTAACGCCATCTGCAAAAACCGCTCCAAGCGAGGCCCAATCAACAGAATGGATGGCATTATAAATCATGCCCATAAGTTTATTCAACTGTTCACCGATTTGGGTTCCGATTTGGAAAGAATCAAGAGATTTCAGTTTCTCCTTAATCTCGTCAACAGCACTTCCGGCATAATCTTTGAACATATCATACTGGGAAAGGTCAACATCACCAAGTAAATTACCAGTAGCACCGCCGCTGCCGGAGCCGGACGAGCCGGAGTTTTGCGAGGGGTCAATGATGTTTAATTCATCAAAACCCATCGTGTAATCTTTAGCCGCTTTCGCCGCTGCTTTCGTAGCATCAGCAGTGTCATCCATAGCGTCGCTCACGCCGCCAATATCTTTCTGTGTCTTGCTAAAATCGGTAAATTCAATTTTCTGTCCAAACACAGATGCAAGAGAGACCACAAATTCTTTGATAAGGTCAACTGCTACAATCAGAACGGGAAGAATCGCCTTAAATGCGGGATAAAGAAGCTGGCCTACAGCCTTTGCAAGCTGCGAAATTTCAGACTTCAAAATGCGTACCATATTGGCGGGACTACTAATAGTCTGCGCGAGATTGCCTTGAATGTTTGTGGTCTGCTTCATAATGGCGATGTAGCGAAGAACTGCCTTATCTGCCTGAGACAGACTAGAAACCTGTTTATTAAAGCCCAAAGCAAGAAGTTCCTGCTGTAACCGTGCCTGAGACAGATCAACGCCTAAGCGTCTAATAGGTTCAAGCTCGCCAGAAATTGCGGAAGCGATAGCTGTAAATGTGGTTGCGGTATCCTTGTTCCAATAGGACGATTCATCATAAGAAAGCTGCGTCAAGTTTTTGGAAAGAATATACGCTTTATCACTCGCTAAGCCAAACGATGTTGCGAGACTTTGAATTGTCGCAATGTTTGTCATTGCTTCTGTAGGGTCGATTCCAAGCAGAGACTCCATTTTATTGATAAGTTCAGTTGCTTGGCCGCTTAGCTCGCCCATTGCGTTGTTGAACAAGTCTGTCGCTTCGTAAAAATCATTAAACTTGGCAACAGCGTTAGCAAGGTAAGAAGCGATAGCCTTCAAGGAAACAAGCTGTGCAGCACGATTCTTAATTGCTTCCAACTGACTCGCTAGTTTTGCAAAACTAGCGCTTGCTTTATTGTTTGCAGAAGATAGGCGATTTGTGGAACTGATGGCGCTTTTAATTTTAGAAGGAAGCGCAGAGAAAGAGCCTCCAACTTTATCCAGCTTAGAGGAAAGTGGAGAAATAGAAGATGCCACTTTTTTGCAAACTTCCGAAAAATCATCAAGCGTTTTAGCGTCCAGTTTCTTTGTAATGCTTGGGATTTTAGCAATGGAATTGATTGCGCTGCTTACACCACGCAAGCCCTTCATAGAAGAATCGCTAATAGAAGAAATTGGAGCAATGCCTTTTCTGAGGCTCTCCATTTTACTGCTTAACCCGGTAAAATCGATATTCCCGATATTCACATTGGAGATTCGATTCAACGCATTGCCGACGGCTCGAATTCCTTTTGCGCTTTCATTCATATTGGCGTTAGAAATCTTGTCGATAAAATCCGTCAGCTTATCTAACCCAGAAAGCCCGGTGGATGCCTGTTTCAGCGCAGAAATGGAAGCGGACAGCTTATCAAGGCTGTTGACAACCTTCGTCACATTGCCCTTTGTCCGCAAATTAGAAATGGCGGTAGCGAGCTTGTTGATATTAAGCTCTGCGCCCTGCGATTCCGCAGAAATCTCTACGGATAAGCTCGTAATATCAACATCAGCCATCACTACCACCATCACTTTCCATCATAGAGAACATCATTCTCTTGATTCGCTCCTGCGCCTCAACTGCGCGTTGGTATTCATACTCGTCTTTCTCCTTTTGGGTAAGGGGAATCGGTCTGTCCATGTACTTGATAGGTTTAGACCCTTTCTTTCGGAACATATTGCCAACCGTAGAGGAAAGCGCAGATGCCATGTAAAAGCCATTTCTCCACGCTTCTGCGTTGGCCCTGCGTTCCCGCAGCTCCTCTGCGTCACGGTAGACCTTCGCCAGCCAGACATCGCCGTGCCAAAACTGTTCGTAGGTCATACCGATGGAGATGTAATAGGCTTCTACATCGTGGAACAGCTTAGACACAGAGAATGGCTCTGCGCGGCTGTCCGGTTCTTGAGACTGTGAGGTTACACAATCTCCCACGTTGCGTTTTTTGCGGTCTTGTCCTCTTCATCGGTGGCAATCAGAGCCTTAATAGAATCTGCGTACATCTCCATCAGGGCAGCCATCAGATTTTCCTTGCCCTCGATGTGCGCAAGCATATCATCGACCAGCTTGCGCTTGATGCCCTTGTTGCGGGCGATGAACGCGCCGTAGAACAGGGCAGAAGTGTTCTTGATAGGGTTGATGCCGTTGGAGAACTCATAAATCTGGAAGCCGTTGCGTTCAGTAGCCTCTGCGCTCTCGCGGGTAAAAGTCAGCTCGTAAGTGTTCTTGCCATCGGGGGAATGAAAATTGATAACCTTTGCAGCCATAATAAATGCTCTCCTTTATAAATAGGAGCAGAACCAAATCCGTTGTTCAGTTCTGCTCGTTTTGATTGATTCGATTTGTGCGGATTAGCCGCCATTAATGGTCAGGCTATCGCTGAACTTCGGAGTAGAGTGGAAGATGCAATTGATGGTCATTTCCACAACCTCGTCTACGCCAAAGCCGGACAGACCGACCTGGTGCATACCCTGCCAAGTGAAGCCGGAACCGTCCTGCATTTTCAGGGCGTAGTACTTGTCCACGTTGCTCTCAGAGGTATCGTCATAACCAGCAGCTTTGACGGCGGCGTAGTCGGTCTTGTTGTAGTTGGCGGTAAAGGCTTTGGTGTCAGCCTGAACGATGCCAAAAATCTGCTTCTGCATACCATCAGACAGGGTGGTTGCATCCAGAAGGTTCGGGTCGGAGATCAGGTCGGGCACATCCTTGATGTCGCACAGCTTCGTCAGAGCGGTTGCGCTGTCGCCACAGTACAGGGTGGTATTCAGACCGGAGATAGCAGTACTCATAGAATGTTTACCTCCTTAGTTTCGGTAAATCATTCCGTCCTCTCCGATTGTTGCCCCGTAGCTGCAATCAATCCGATAGACGGAATTGTTGTACAGCCCATTCAACGGGGCAAACGATTTTCGATAGAAATTGAGCGGTTCCAATACAGAATCCACGATGCTCACAATGGAGCGGGCTTCTGCAATGCGTCCGCTGGTTTTGTTGGAATAGACACGCACGCGCAGGGAAACGGCGGCATACTTGCTTCTGCCGGCAGAATCCCGATGAACCGGGAGGTTGCTGTTTTCTTCTATCTGCACGCACGGAAACTTCTTGACATTGCTGTCGTTGATTTCACCGGTGACAAAGATGCCGGGGACTTGCTTTCGCAATTCCTTAGCAACAGCCGTGAAGATAGAGTTGAAATAATCAATCAACTATTCCAGACCTCCCTCCACGTTGCTTCTACTTGAGAAGCCATTTCTTCAACAGCTCCCCACATAGCCATAGCCGGTTCGTTACCACTGGTGTAATTCAACTGACCCTTTCCATCAACTTGCTTGACAGGCGTGCCAGCATTTCCAGATTCGCCATAGTAGTACCAACGCTTGTGCTGTCCGTTCCCTTTGCCGTATGTTCCGTGTTCGCCAACACCATCAGGGAGTTCGCCGCCATAAGCGGAATGAGAAACGCCAGTGCCGAACTCGATAAAGGCAACTGCTTTCCCGTGAGCTACAATCGCAAAGCCATTAGGTGTCTGTACAGGGTCACGCTCAACCGTAACATCGTTGTCTCCAGCGTACTGTGCGTTAGCAAACTTCACTGTTGCAACGTCAATGCCTTTTTGAGCCAACGCCCTCGCAAGCTCCTGTGCTTTTTGATTCAGGGTGGTTTTGTATTCCTGTATCTGACGTTCCGCATCACGAAGTCCAGCATCGCTCAACTTCACTTTAATTTTCACTTGCAGTCACTTCTTTCAGCGCATACAGCGTGTCCGTGATATGCTCTGCGACCTTGACCACAGTGTAATTGAAGGGCTTAGAAACGTCTGTCTGAAACCAGACGCGCGTACCTTCATAAAGCGGTGTGTTGCGCTTTTTGCTGGACGAACTGACAACGTAGCTGTAATCCGTGAACGCTCCAAAAGGGTTTGCTTCCGCAGAACCAGTAGGAGGGCTGACGTTCAGCATCAATTTTGCGGGGTCACTCCACGATTCGTATGCGGATTCGCCAGTCTCGTTTCCCCACTCGTCCACAACAGGCGTTTTTTCGCCAACCGGGTTTGAGTACCACAGCGGGCGCTTATCCAGCGGGCTTCCATTGAACATTAGCCGATAACACCTACTCTCGGAACTACTTCGTTCAGTAGGGACTGCGCCACATCGGACGATTCCCACACACGAGTAATGCCGTTGTTGGTGTAGCTCGTTTGTCCGTTTGCGCCGATGTGGTTGTACAGTTCTGCTGCAATGCGTATCTGCAACGACTGATACTGCAAGGGTAACTCGTCCGGTTTGTTGCCGAAGGGGTAGCCCTGTGCAAATATCTTGTCTTTGGCGAAATCAAGCAGCAGGTCGAAGAGTGGGTAGTCCTCGTCCGTGATTTCACGGTCAAGTGCTGGGGCAATGTACTGCCCCAGCTTGACTGCCGCTTCGGAATACTGGTCTCCCATGCTGCTTTCCTCCTTTCGCCTTAGTAAGCCTTGATGCAGTACACAGCGTCCATGCGCTCAAAGGACGGCAGGACGATTTCAGAAACGTAGATGTTGGTGTTGACAGGATGCACAGTCTGCTCAGTGGTAACAGCAACGCCAGTATTCACAACGGAAACCTGTGCGTTGGAGATGCCAGCCATCAGGTCGGCTTCCTCAGGGGTGGCAACATAGTACATATTGCCCAGAGAGCCAGAAGGAGCCAGCACGACATAGCCATCAGGCAGATACTTCTCAGCAGCTGCGATTTCCTCCGGCTTGTACATCTTGTCGTACAGATGAATGCGGATGCCAGATGCGCTTTCGACAACAGAACGTGCCTCGGAATCGACAAGAACGGCGGTGGCGGTTTTCATAACCGTAAGGAACCGGTTCTTGATTTCATCCGCAGCAATCATCTTGTGGAAAGTGTTGGTGTTCATGTAGGCATCGGTGATAATCTCACCAGTGTTTGCCAGCACGGTGTTTGCGGCAGTGGTCATCGTGGCGATGGGAGTTGCAGTAGTAGGAGCATCCCACTTCTCCTTAGTGGTCAGAGCCTTGTAATTGGACTGCTGCCAAGTACCGTCCGGGTCATAATCGTAGACGTAGCTCACGCCATTGGACTCAATAGAGATGCCGGGCTTGCCAGTCTTGGGAGCCAGAAGCTGCCACACCATACGCTCAGGAACGATGCGTGCGCCAGTGATAAGCTGTGCGGTATCATCGTAGACGCGGTTGATAACATCTGCCGCAAACTCCTGATTGGTAGCCAGAACAGAGATAATCTTGCGGCGGTCTTCCTCGTCAATGTGAGTGCCCTCACGGAAGAACGGCATACTGGTCTCGGTCATTTTGATACCCTGACGAGTACGGAACGTAGCCTTAGTGTCAAACACGCTAGGCTTCAGCGAAACGCCAACGCCCTTGTGGCCACGCAGCCACTTCAGTTCCATGCTGACTTTCTTACGGGCGGGGAACAGAGCGTCAGAAGCATAGGGCTGCGCATTGGTCGGGTCATTCGTCCAATAGGCGGCAATCGCAGCGGGGGAGAAGATTTCATTCAGATTCAGTGCCATAATTTAGTCCTCCTTACTCGCTCTTTGCGCCAACATCAGTACGGCAAAAAACGGCAGGAACAGCCTTTTTCAGAGCGGCAATATCGTTTGCAGAATAGGTAAAGCCAGACAGCTTTGCCTTATCCACATCAATAACGCCCTGAATAAGCAGTGCGCCATTGGGGTTGACGGCAGGGTCAACGGTGTGCAGCAGAATGCCAATGGCATCGGTAGCTGCGTCAGCAGCGCTAGTGCCAGTAGTGGCAGCAGCTTTCAGACCAGTTTTTGCCATGGGGTAACCAGCCGGAACGGCATTGGTTTCCTTGACGGTAAAGGGAATGGCAACGTAGGTATCAGCAGCCAGAATAGTGCTTTCAGGAGCCGATACCGGAGTATTGGTGTACTTCATGTTTTCCTCCTTAATGGAAAGCAGTCATTGCGTCACTCGATGCCTTGTTTGCGTCTGCGCGCTCCTGTGCGAAGCGTTTAGCAAAAGCAACACCTGCGCTATCTGCGCCGTTACCATTGCCATCCGCACCCGGTGGCGTGGGCATATCCTTCAGAAGAGAAGCCTTGTATGCGGTGTCATGGGCGGTCATAAACTCCGACTGGAACTTAAACACCTTGTCCATGTCACCGTCAGCCAGTGCAGATGCAGCCTTGCCAGCAAGTTCAGCGTCATAACCCTGTGCAACGAACTTCTCTCGGTAAGATGCAAGGGTCTTTTCCTTGACGAGGTTTTCCTTGTCGGCAGTCAGGGCTTCAATCTGTTTCTGCATCTCTGCCAGCTTGTCAGCCTGTTCCTGTGCGGCGTTCTCGTCATCAGTACGCTTTGCTTTGAGCTGCTTCTTGTACTCGGCGGCTTCGCCGTTGGCTTTTGTCACGGCGTTGCGCAGTTTCTCGACCTCTGCGTTAGGGTCTGCAACCTTTTCCAGCGCAGAAATGATTTCATCGGCGGTCATGCCCTCTTTGTAGGCATCACCAAGCAACACATTGAGTTTCATATCGTTAATTTCCTCCTGCGTTTTTTTACCGTTGCTTCCCTGCAACGCTGCGAAATTTGTATCCCGACTTCCCTGCCGGAATATGCAAAGGGCTATTCGCCCTCTGTTTCTTTATTGATGCTATCAGACTGTTCGTCCGATGTTTTGTTGGCTTCAACAACTTGTTCAGGCTGTTGCTCCTGCGGTTTCGGAGCTTTGCCATCCTCACCCAGCTTGCCAGCGGCAATCAGGAAGGGCTTGCTCATTTCATAAGCAGCCTGCGGGTCAGGGAACAGACCGGGCGTTGTAAACGCCAACTGCGGGTCAATGGTCTGCTGCAACATCTGTGCGAAAATCTGAACCTTGCTCTGCTGGTTATCGTACTGACGGCGGGGCAGCTTGATGTTGATGTCGCTTGCCATCAGCTTAGAGCCAACCGTGTCACGCAGGATTTTCAGCATCACAGACAGGCTTTGGCGCTCCGAGAACTTGAACATATTCTCGTACTGCTGCGCTCTTGCTTCGGTGTGATTCCAGCCGTTTCGAACGATGACTGCGCCCACGTTGTCGGACGTTGCATTCTCGCTGCCGGTGGCACTGGGCATGGCAGTCAAGCTGCGGTACACGTTCAACATGGAATCAAGCAGAGTTTGGCTCTGCTGCTGGTCAAGCTCGTTTGCAATCTGTGAGACAGATGCGGGCAGACCAGAGGTGGACTTCAGGCACATTGCGCCCAGTTCCTTGACCTTGTTAAGCGCATCCTCGTCCACAAGACAGTTCGTAAACACCATGATGGACTGGATGAACTGCGCTACACCGTCCAGACGGTTGCTTTCAAGGTCGTTGATGGCATCCAACACAGGAATAGCCGGTTCAAACAGACCCATGCGCTCCGGGTTGAGCTTATATTCGATCATCGGCAGCATTCCAAGGGAATGGTTCTCTGTTTTCGTAACCTTGCCGTTGTCGATTTCAAAGTACTGGTTTGGCGTATACACGCAAATCAGGTCGTTCAGGTCATTCTGATAATTGCGTGGGATGTGCAGCACGTTGGCAATCGGCTTGTGACCGATGCCGGAGTTGTAAATCACATACGCCATGTCCGGGTCAGGAACGTCCACCAGCAGGGGTGTTTCGTCCGGGTAGTTTCCGCCATACCCCTTGTCAGGAAGAACAATGCGGTATCCCTGTCCGCACTCCAACATCCACTGCCAGAGCCGCCGATCAAACGCATCCTTACCCTCATACTGCAAGGCATTAGACAGCCGGGCGATTTCCTCACCGTCACCTGTTGCCGTTTCAGACCGCACATAAGAGCACGGCGTACCGCTCATATAGCCTGTGTAAAAGCCCACGCACTCATTGGCGTGGTTCTCTACAATACGGTTGGTGATTTCAGCGTGGTATTCCTTTGTGCGGAGGAGAACAGGCTGACTGCCCAAGTAGTAGTTGTGCAAGAAACGGATCTCATTCTTGTTCAATAAATGAATAGGCTCTGCCTTGCCCATGACAACTTTCAGCACATTCTCCCGATTGATTTCCGTCTCCGGCGTTTCAATCGGTCTGCGTCCGGTCAGCGGATTATTCAAAAATCCACCAACGACCATCTGATACTTAGCCATGTGTTCCTCCTTTCCGGCAAAATAAAAAGCGCAGCAAGACAAACCTGTTAAGGTCTATCTCACTGCGCCAAAACTGCGCTTCAAAAGCTATTCACTTTTCCGGTGGATGGATAATTTTCACCCATCCTTCCCTTGTGTCTCCTTCGATAACGCCCTTGCATCTGTCGCACTTGAAATGGTATCGTCCGTCCACTTCGCCAAGATAGCGATTGCAGCGGACGTTCTTATAAATTGGGTTTTGACGGATACAAGGACAACAGATTCTAACTAGCATGAGCGCTCCTTTCGTTGGATTTCTGGAAACAGGCTGTTTAGCACAGACCTGTCAGAAGCTACTGGGAAACTGTTCGCACTACCAGTCATGCTAGGCTCTGACTTGTCGGGTGTCAAAAGCCACGATTGCCCCGATTGGAGCAAATCGCTGATGGACACAGAAGATGGATTTGAACCACCGACCTTCGGGCTATGAACCCGACGAGCTACAAGACTGCTCCACTCTGTGTCATGTACCCGGCTTGATTCATCGTTGCTCTTTGAAATGGTAAAATGTCACAAAACCCATTTCATCGAGAGCCGGGAATAACGATTGGAGGTTGTAAAAGGAAAATTTCCATGAAAACAGAAGTGAATCGTTGTGCTGCGTAACGGAATCGAACCGTTGCTTGCCATCCGTGGGGGAGACAGGCTGGCATTCCCCTTACAATTGGAAACGCAACATATAAAGCCCGGTGAAGGCGAAAGAGTGAGAAAACCTCCACCGGTGAAAGGAGGAATATGCTTGTTGACACGCACGCGAGTAAAAATGACAAAACCTCGCGTGCAAGCTATTCCTTTAAGGGAAGCTGCAAAACTTCCTGTTTACATTATAAGCCTTGTCAAGTGGTGAAATCAAATAAATAGACCCAGCGAACACAATATATTGTGTTTTTAATCAAAAAGGCCTCTTGACAGGCTCAATTTTGCTGATCCCGTTATACAATTCATCGGCAAGCTGTGCCAGACTATCCGGCGCATCATCGTGCGGAACTTTGCCAAGCTGCGTGAACATCGTCACCTGTTCCATGAACGCCTTGTACTCTTTCGACTGGTGTTTTTCGTCAAGAAAATAGAACCGTTTGATGTCCGGCGCATACTGAATAATTCTGGACAGTTTGCTTTGTCCACTGGGCGCACGCTGGCTACGGACAGAGCAGTGGTATCCTTGCTGCCGGAGCCGGCTGTCTACCACGTCACAATATTCATCGCCGCCGTTGTTGGCTTCTCCGCGCACCACGTTGATTTTATGCTGGATGATTTTGCCCACGACTTCCGGTCTAGTCACGGTCTTATCGCCATTATTAAACACAAGGTCAGGAATGAACACGGCATCACCATACACATAGGCGATAGGGCAAGCGGTAAAGTCCCCGCCGCCCCATGCAATGTCCATGACCATGAGCTTCCGATCAGGTTCACCATCAGGCAGAACGCCGTTGAAATACCGCAGTTCATCAGCAGGGAACAGCAGACCTTCACGCACATAGGGCTTGCCCATGTACTTTGCCCACCATGTTGCATCGTCAATGCTGGCTTTCATATCGGCATAGTAGGCATCGTCAAACCCAACACCATAGTCATAATTGAAATTGCTGTGTCCGTTCTCGTCCACAGCGGGAATCACGCGAAATCTGTACTTTGGATTGTCTGCGTACTGGTTCTGGATGCGTCCCAGAGGGTCAAGCACGTTCCAGCGTGTGCCGACCATCAGCTCCAATGCACCCTGCTTTTTACGGTCTTTCAACTGGTTAAGGTAGGCATCGTACTTGTTGTTCAGACGCTCAACGTTCAGACTTTCTTCCAAGTCCTCAATCAAGTCATCGCTGTACAGAACGCCGCCCTCGCCGATTTCAACTGCGCCGGTCAGCGTACCGCCAATGGAGCGGCAAGTAAGGGTAGGGAAGCGCTTTTTACGGTTCAGGTCAACACTTTCATCCTTTGCACTCTTATCCACAAGCTGAACGTCAGGGAAAATTTTCCCCCAATTATAAGTCACAGGGTCGGTGATGATGGACAGCACTTCGCCGTAAAAGCCGTTGGTCAGCTTGTCAGAGTGTCCGCTCATAACTGATGCAACGTCCGGGCGGTTGCCCATAAGCCATGTGATAAAAAATATACAAAGAGTACTTTTTCCAGTACGCGGGGGCTGACTTACCCCAAGAAATTCTACACGATGGAAAAACAAGTCTTCTAGGTCACGAACCAGCGTCAAAAGCACCTTTCTTCGTGGCTGATAGAACTTCTTTTCCGGCGCACGGTTCCATTCAAGGTAAATGCAATAGCTGTCGAACACATCTTTTGCTTCAAACAAGTACGTCCGGCTGATAATGTCATAGACTTTCGCCACGTCCTCGCCTGTTTTCATCTTGCCCATCATGGCTGCGCAGACAGAGCGCAGCTCACCAGAGTATTTGTAGGCATCGAACCGCTTGTCTTGCGACAGAGCGTCCCTCAGGTTCACGACCGCCTGAAACCAGTCCTCATAGACCTGTGCTTCTGTCGGATTCTGCTTTGCATACGCTTTGATGCTGTCAATGATGGCAATGCACTGTTTTGGCTGCATAAAAAATAGACACCCCCTACCTGAAAATGTAAAGAGTGCCTACAACTGCACAAAAATTAAATATTCGGTTTTATTCTAGGTTTCAAACAATGTCAGCTGAAAACGCCAGCCAACACAATGCTAATCGCACCTGCGACAACGCTTGTCAGAACGCCGCAAGCAAAGCCTATCCCACGTTCTTTCCACTGTTCAATCTTTTCCAGCTTGTGGATTTTCTTGTAATTCCTTGCACGTTCCAGAAGCCAGAACGCCGTGTGCTACGTATCGCCCCAGCGTATCAATCCATCGTTGGCAAGAGATTCAAGAACGAACTGTGCCGTGAAGTCTAGCTTATCTTGCAGGGCTTTTACGGAATAGAATCCATTCGGAAGGTCTGGCTCATAGGCGTTCAGCGTGTCGATCAGATGCTTCATGTTGTCACTGAGTATCACAAAACGCACCTCGCAACCACAACTACGATAAAGAACCCGGTAAGCAATCCAACGACTGCCCCCGCAAGCCAGTCATACGAGTTTCTGTTGTTCCACTTATCCATAGGCTCTTGCTCCTTTCACCTGTTCTGTTCAGCAATCCGATACCATGTCTGGCGGGTCACACCAAGCTGCTTGGCGGCATCGGTGACGGTCAGCAGACGTTTTTCTACCTGTTCGTGCAGAACATCAAAGAGGTTGCGGTCATACTCGGTGGGTTTGCGGCCTTCCCTATAATCGGGGCGCTGACTGGCAATCTTTTTGCCCTCTCTGGTGCGCTCAACAATCATGTCACGCTCAAACTGGGCAAACACAAGGAACATGCCTCTCATAGCCCTACTAGCAGGGGTGTTGTCCATCACACCAAGATTCAGAACGTTCACCCGGATTCCTTTTTCAATCCATGAATCAATCAATTCATACCCACCGACAAGGCTTCTGGCAACACGATCTAGCTTTGTCACAACGATTGTATCGCCACTCTGAACCTCCGCTTCCAGTTTATCCAGTTCTTTGCGTTCCATCTTTGTCCCTGTATAGACTTCTTTGAAAATCTTAGTTGCGCCAGCAGCTTTAAGGGCTTCCTCTTGCGATTCAAGGCTGTTGCCATCAATCGCCTGCCCGGCGGAACTGACACGAGCGTAACCGTAGATCATTCAGGTTCACCGTCCTTTACTCTATGTCTATGCCTTCGCAATTTTTGAACTGTGCATCACGAGGGACAACTACAATTTTATAGCCCATCATATTCAGCATTTCGTTTAGCTTATTAACGCTAATATTTTTTTGAGAAAGACGTTCGCTTAAAGTTGGCTGTTTAATTTTAAGCCTGCTACAAAGCTCCGCTTGCTTTATGTCTTCTTTTCTCATAACTTCTTTTACTGCTTCTCCTGCTTTCATTTTTGCGCCCTCTCTTTCTTGATGCCATTATATCAGATGAACCCTATAAAATCAAGACATTTCTGATATTTACAAGATTTTCCAGCTAGCGTCCTTTATATTATATATAAATATACTCTAGTATGTATTTATACATACTAGAGTAGTATAGGAATGTTTACTTAGTTAAACACAATCATGTAAAAAATTTTCTATAATAAGTAGTAATTCTTCCAAACTTCATTTCCGTAAAACTTTGGGTCTTGACAAGCATATTTTCACGCTTTATACTTGTTTCGGCGAAAGCGAGGTGATAGGCTTGGCAAGACGAGCAGAAACCTCGGAACGTGATAAGCTGCACATGATAAGCACCCGGCTCACAGAGAGCCAGATCGCGAGCATGGAGAGCAGCGCAAAGGCATTGGGCATCTCAAAGGTCGATGTTATCCGCATGGGTATTGAGTGGGTAGCATCCTACGTTGAGAACATCAAGGCATAAAAAAATAAGCTACCAGCGCCACCGTCTAAAGTTACGCTGATAGCTTATCCACATCACGAAACGAGAACCTGCAACCACCAAGGGGGCAGTCTCCCTTTTCGGAATCTATTATACCAAAAAGGGCTGCTCTCCGCAAGAGTTAGGAGCAAAAAACATGAACTTTCCCACGACAACCGAAGAATTTCTGAAAACCCTCGCCAACGGCAAAGAGCCGACCAGCGAAGACAGGGAGTACGCAGAAGCATTGGGCAAGCTGTCTGAACTGAACTACCGGGCAGGGTACGAAGCCGGAGCAGCCAAAAACAACAATTAAATTTTGTGCAAATCTACAAACTTTTTGATTTTGTACAGATACCAGTACTACATTAAGCGTTTGCGTAATTGACAAACCACAACATATTGCATATACTGGTTGCACCCACATGAAGGGAGGTGAGTTTATGTACAGTCCTTATCTCGAACGGCACAATCACACGTTCACTGTTGCGCTGACTGAACGGCAGTTTCAGTGGCTGAAAGCCTATTGCACCGAACACAAGGTCGCACAGGCAGCAGCCATCCGTGACACATTCTTTGAGGTGCATCCAATCCCGGAGACCAATGAAAACGAAAAATAAGACGCTCGCTAAAGTTTGGCGACCACAGCGAACGTCTTATATCAACCCTGAGAGAAGCATTCTCTCGCCGTTATTATAGCAGAAAATTGCTTCTCTCACAAGTGAAAAGGAGCTTTTTAATGCAACTTTCTTTGTCTGAGAACATCAAAATCTTCAACAACGCCGAGTTTGGCGAAATCCGTGTCATGCTCATTGACGATGACCCTTGGTTTGTTGGCAAGGACATTGCCGCAGCACTTGGGTACGTCAACACGAAAGACGCTCTTGCAAAGCACGTTGACGAGCAAGATAAGCGTCAGGGAGATGGGGTAGCGTTTTGCGACCCCATGGGTAGAGAACAGCATCCGACCATCATCAACGAATCAGGTTTGTACAGTCTGATTTTCAGCAGCAAGCTGGAAAGCGCACATCGGTTCAAGCACTGGGTCACTCACGAAGTTCTGCCGTCCATCCGCAAACATGGGATGTACATGACCGACAATCTGTTGGAGACGGCTATTGCCAACCCGGACTTCGTGATCGGTCTGATTCAGAACATGAAAGCCGAGAAAGAAAAGAACGTAGCGTTGCAGACGCAGAACAAGCAGCTCTGCGAGAAGAACGAAGAGATGCAGCCTAAAGCAGACTACTTCGACGACCTCGTGGCGTGGAACGTGTCTACCAACTTCCGCTCTACCGCAAAGGAACTGCGCATTCCTGAACGCCTGTTCATCAAGATGCTTATTTCTGACGGTTACATCTACCGTGACAAGAGCAAGGGCATCCTGCCGAAAGCTGGCAAGGGTGAAGGTCTGTTTGCGGTAAAGGAATACTGTAACCAGAAGAACAAGCACGGTGGCGTACAGACCAGAGTAACGCCGAAAGGCCGTGAGACGTTCCGTTTGCTTTATGCAAGCATCCGTAGAAACGGATAATTGAGGTTTTGCTCATTTTTGAGCAAAACTCATACGGCGCACATTTTTGCGCTCCGTGAAATAGTCCAATAGAAAAGCCAGTGGTTAGAGAACATCTAGCCGCTGGCTTTTTGCGTTATTTAGCAGGAGTTAAGATAACCTGTGAGTACATGGACAATTCAATATGATAACCACTCTTAACAGTCAGGCTACCTTTCTCGTCAGCGCTCTTTAATTGAAGCGTTGCGCTTACATCATCGGAGTTAGAATCCGACACAACAAAAATCATAGATTCCTTCGCTTTGTTCTCGACTGTATAGTTTCCAGCAGGAATGATGTAACGAACATACTCATAACCGCTTTTTGTGGTCGCTTCTTTTCCGTAATCGCCAAGTTCGCCGTCTGTCAGCAGAATAGACCCATCGGGAACATCGCCAGCGTCCGGTTTCAGGCTTTCGTTCTTATAAATGAAATTATCTGTTTCGCTGTTCTGGGCGTTCTTAATGGAATAGATTTCATCGCCAATCGTGGCAATCTGAATGTAATCCTTCATATCGACCTGAGCATTGTAACGTTTACCAGCAGCCCAATCATCCGTCTGTTCAAACCAGTTTATATCATCCAGCGTATAGCCAAGACCAGTCAAATCCAGTGCGTCTGCAAGGTTCTTTGCAAAGGTTTCGTTCACTTCTTTATTCTGCTTCAAGAAAGACTTTATCGCTTTGCTTTCATCGGCTACGGACGAATCAGATGCCGCAGCAGAGGACGAAACGGATTCAGAGGTTGCTTTGCTAGACGATGCCGTTGCGTCCTTGTAGCCTTCCTCAAATCCTTTCTTTACGCTGCTAGAACTACTCGTTGAACTTCCAAGATATGCAAGGAACACGAAGATAACCAGCAGAATGAACCACCAGCGTTTATAAATCGGCTTTTTCATTTTACAGATTCCTCCCTTTCAAGGCTTGTAAGGCAAGTATAGCACAGAACGCAGACCCTTTGTAGGGGTCTTTTTGTTTTTGCGGGGAAAAATTTTTTAAGAACATTTTTTGAAAGGTCTTCCGGTTGTTTCTTTTTCTGCTGTTAAGGCCGTTTCGAAATCCATTCCTTTCTTTTTCATTCTGTATGTTACAGTTTGAACCAAAACTCCTTTTTCTTCGCACCATTCAACAAGGCTTTTTGTTTCTCCATTAAGAGTAAAAACATTCTTTCTCGTTTTATTGTGTTTCGGTCTAACAGGCGGACGCTTATTTTCGTTTTGTTCTTTCACAGTTGCCCATCGGCAGTTTTCAGGACAGTAGTTTCCATCATTGTCAATTCTGTCAATGCTTAAATCGTCTCTATATCCGTGAGACAAAGCCCAATTTTCAAAAGATTTATAACTATGTAACCATTCATCGCAAATGGTAATCCCTCTTCCTCCCCAATCTTTATATTTCGGATTTTTAATGCTGTAACATCTCGACCTCATGCAGTGCCAAATACCAAGAATCCTTTTATTTGTATATCCGTAATTCATATTATTCATTTTTATATATTCGCAGTTTCTACCGCAATAAGCGTTTTGTCTATTTCTTCTTTCCTTTAAGTAATTAACGCTCTTTTTACAAATATTTCCACAATCACATTTACAAAGAATTGTTCCTTCTTCTTGATTATATTCTCCAATGGTAGTTAAATGCCCTATTTTTGTTCCAACTGGAAATTTCATTTTGTATTTTTCTTCTTCTCTTTTGCAAAGGCATTTTTCAGCATTTCCACAAAGAACCTTGTTTCCGTTTCTCATGGCTTTTCTTCCGCATTTGATGCATTGGCACATCCAGCCATCTCCATCTACCAATGCAATCACCTTCCAGTCTCCAAATTCTTTTCCAACATAATCAATATTATGGCAAGGATAATATCGTTTCATATAGCACCTCAATTTATCATTACTACGTTATTTTATACTTATATTATACCATACTTTTTGTCTTTCATCAACATTTTCAAAGTACAAAATATGGGTCTTTTTTATTTTTTCGGTGGTTGAAAGACTGACCGGGCGGGGCTGGGTGGCGGCTATATACCCCGCCGGTGGAGACCCCAGCCCCCAGCGTACCCGGAACGGCTACACGGTACAGGCAGCAGGGCAGACCGCGCCAAAATACCAGGGCAGACCACGCAAGGCACGACACACACGCCCGGACGCTGGACACGCTGCACCGGTCTGCACTCGATACCAGACCGCCCACACCGGGCAGATCGTAACGGCGGCGGGACGCTGGAGGGCGTGGAGTGCGTCCGAAACTGAGCAGATTTGGACAGCGCAATTTTACCATTTTGTGCCAGAAAAATAAATCAGAAAAATCTTATGTTTTTGCTCAAAATGTATTGACATATAAGATATATCTGATATAATAAAATCAAGATAAGACATATCTGATAAGCCACATCACGAAACACCAAAACAGGAGGACAAAAAACCATGAAAACCACATTGAAAGATATTCGCCGCTATGTTGCCGCCAACGCCGCAACCGACTTGACCAAAAAGAGCTTTTCGGAGATTGACGCAATTCGCGTTGCAGAATGCGGGTTTGAGTGCATCGCATATAGCACCGGTATTTACGGCGTTACTGGCGTACTGGTCAAGGGCAACACCACCGGCAAACTGTACGCCGTCACTGCTCGTACGTCTGCGCTGTTCCAGGTTATGTGATAGGGGGGGTCAAACAATGATTACTCTTGACTTTTCCCAGTGGGCAGCCCTCTGGTACGTGGGCGGCATGATCTCCGGGGCGCTGGTCATGATAGCATTTCTTAACAGCTAAGGAGGAACATAAAAATGACGTTGTTTGAAGAAAAAGTGAACGAATACCGCGAAAACAAGCGGCTGTTAGAAGAGCTTGAAGCTATGAACGAAAGCATTAAAGCAGATATTATCTGCATGATGCAGGGCGCACCGGAAATGGTACAAGGCACGGCAAAGGCCATTTATAAGGACGTGCAAAGCGTCCGACTTGATAGCAAGCTACTCAAGACGCTGCACCCGGATATTTACGCAGAGTGCAGCAGCAGGACCACCTACAAGCGCTTTAGCGTGGTATAAGGGAGGTTATAACATGATTATGCAAATACATTTTGCAGGCGTTGACCTGCCTTATACGTCCCGCAACGACACAGTACCGAACATTCTGCAAGAGTATAGGCAAATAGAGCCGAATCTTGCACATGATGCCGTTGTAACGTTCACAGCTGCCAATGGCTGCACAGTCAGACAAGACGCTGTTCGCAACTGGTATGTTTTCACGGACAGCGCCCACGCTCCAAAAAAATATATCTATCTTGCATCTGCGCTCAAATGTGCAGCCGTTGGGGGGTGCAAGCTGTGATGCTATCCGCACTTTTGTTTTTCTTTTGGTTTTTTTCTGCGCTGTTCAAGGCGTCCAAATAATGGAGGGCTTATATTATGACTAACAAGGGATATAACACAATGACTGGACTGTATACCACCCGCTACTATGCGCGCAAAGTTTGCCCCGGTGACTGCGTTGTCGTTAAGGTTTGCAGCGGTTATACCATCATGCCGGCAGCAGATTATAACATTTGGCGCAATCAACGCTGACACAATTTCAGATTTTACCCCGCCCACGCTGGCGGGGCTTTTCTTTTGCCTTGCATCTGTTGAGGGTGCAGGGCTTTTCTTTTTGCCCAGATGCAATGCAGCCCCATACAAGCGTTTACAGCGCGTTTTATGCCGTCAGTGAGTTTATACCACACACGCCGCAAAACAGCGCACATGGCTTTACAAGCGCATTTCCGGCGATTTGCCCCATTCTACCGCCGCAAATACCAAACCGAAACAAGCGGCTATAATACCGCCTGCGCCACGCTGGAGCATATCACAGCGCCGCAGCATATCCAGCGTATACTAGATACCACCGCCACGCCGGACGCTGTACAAGTCAGCACAGCCGCCCCATTATAATAAGGTATATAAGGGTGCGCCCCTGTAATGGATCCATGCCAGACAGTGCAGCATAGCGCAGACCATGCCAGCGGTAGCGGGTCAGCGTATCCTGCTTGCATCCGGTGCAGAAGTCAGCGCAACGGCTGGAGGTCTGGCACCGGGTCAGCAGTCAGGGCGCGCCGGGTCTGCTTGGCACACTCCACCCGGCGGGGCAGTCCATCAACATGGGCGCGGCGGGCGGCGCGGAACCATTGGCGGCTTGCCGCCGCATCTCTTTTCGGGCTTTCGCCCGATAGCTAATAAAGGTCAGCAATAGTCGCAGCGTTCCGGCTGTAATAGTCGTAGGTTCTCCCGGCGGATAGTCGTAGAATAGTCGTAAAGTCGTCAGACGACCACTGTTTGAAAGTCCTATATATAGTATAGTAACGAGCTATCCACTGATAGTCGTAAAGTAATAGTCGTAACGTTTTCTTACGAACCATCGCCAATTAGTCGTGTATTTTTTGTGTGAAATAGTCGTTCGCCTTTTAGAGGAAGAGAGGCGCGATAGTCGCTAAGCCATCAGACCACCAAAAAAATCAATATGTGTAAAGACACCTGTCAATTTTAATCCCAATCACATTACCTCAAAATATTTATCAATCGTACTTATTATAATAGTCGCAAATAATTGCTCAATCTTTTTAACTATTATTCCACCGTAATAGTCGTATCATTCGATTCGGTTCGTTCTCCTCTGATTTAATTACTGACAACTACAATTATATCATACCAACCAACTAGGATTACTCATTCGGCAAATATCTCAATACTTTTAACTATTCAACAAGACTATCCGACTGGTCAGTTGCTTTCAATTTGTAATCAACTGCTCATGCCACTATGCAACATTTCTACATATTCAACAGACTACAAAATGAAGTCAATTCTCCATGTAAAATAGTCGTAGAGGCTAACGGGTTAGATGCTACTGCCCTATGCAGGTTAGATGCTGTTGCCGTTGAAGGCCACCCGGTCGGCGCGGTGCGCCGGACGATAGAAGGTGACGTAACGTAGAGATCAGATGGACGGTATTCCTTTATCCAGCTAATAGAGCCTGACGAAAGATGCCGGTCACGGTCTGCTCTGTTGGCTAACGGTGTAGCTTTTGGAAATAGAGGGTTGTAGGGGGAAAGAACCTTTACAGGCGATTGAACTCTGGTTCACTGTACTGTTGCTTCTCTTGCTCTCTGTCAATCCACATATCAGCAAAGGCCTTCCAGTTTGTTATAGGCTTTCCGGTCTTGGTCATCCAACCTGTTCCCTCATAGTAGTTCATGAACCTGCTGGCAAGCCTATTCTCACATCCGGCATCCAAAAAATACTCGCTCACATCCTCGAAGTCCGGCGTGCTGGCGTTCCCATCGGGCGGGTCGCCCGCTTTCTTAATAACTTTTTTTCTTTTCTTTTCTTCTATATTAAGGAGGTGAACGATTGTTCCCCTCACAGGTGAAGCATCGTTCCCCTCAGAGGTGAATGATTGTTCACCTCCCTTTTCGCTCTTTGAAGATTCTTCCGGCACTTTGACGTATATCTTATCGGGCTTGTTCTTGCCTTCACGCTTGCGCTCGATCACCCCGGCTTCTTCCAGCTCTTTCAGAGACTTCTTGACCCATCGTTCTGTGAATCCAGTATCGGCAGCAAGGTCTTTGATGGGATACACGATGTATACTCGCCCTAGTTGGTCAGAAAACTTTCCGCTTCTGCTTGCCTTCTGTGATGACCTTGCACGATTGAATAGGTAAACGTAAACAATTTTCTCTGTTGGGCTAACGTCAATAGTCGAGAAGAATCGGGGGTATACCATGTACCCATTGACCTTTGTATCGGCTGTCATGTACTGCATTTTTTCCTCCTACAATAGCGCTCACAGCCCCGTAGAGCCGGGCGGATAATGCGATTGAACGATTCTTCGTAAGAACGGCAATAGTCTACGCCTTCCTTATGCGCTTCATAATCTCTGCGAGCTTCAATCATTCCTCTCGTGACCATTCGCACCACAACGGGCGAAACGCCCGTGCTCATCATCAACTTTTCAAAACGTTTTCTGGTCATATTAGTTCTCCTTTCAATCCATCCAAGTATACTCTTGGAACCGTTGAATCTGCTTGTTAAACGTGATGGGAAGGTCGCCTATCTCGCCTTCCTTGTTCTTGCTTAGTCGGAACAGGTACTTGTCTGAGTTATCGCCGGACAGAAGGATGATTGCATCTGCGTCCTGTTCAATCTGCCCGCTTTCTCGCAAGTCGGAGTTAGTAGGCGTTGCTCCGGGCTTGGATGGGTTTCGATTAAGCTGTGCCAGTGCCACCACAACAATGCCTGTGGTCTGTGCCAGTTCGTGCAGGGCAATGGATATGGCTGTAATGGCGGCATATCTGTCCTTTGCGCCTGTTTCGTGGATGAGTTGAAGATAGTCTACGAAGATAACCTGAGCCTTTTTACGGAGAGCCTGAGCCTTCATCCACGCCACGTTCTTTCCGGCAGCGGAGCGAATGTAAAGGGGCATTTTCATGTTCTTTACCTGTCCGTCAATCTCATTCAAGCTGACCGCCTTATTTTTCACCGTGTCCAGAGGGCAGTATATTTGATTAGCCATCAGACGAGCGCCCAGCTTGCGTTTGCTGGTTTCTAAACTGAAATAGTACACGGTGTAGTTTTGCTTTGCCATGCTTGCTGCTATTTGCAAGGACAGGGCTGTCTTACCCGCAGACGGTCTGCCGCCAATGATAATAAAATCACCCGGTGAGATGTGCAGCGCTTCATCCAGACGCTCTAGGCCTGTCTTGATGTACACAGGCTTATCGTCCATGTGAAGCACATAGTCGTTCAGCACATCCTCGTATGTCCACGCATCTTCTTCCTCAGCTTTCAGGCTCATCGCCTCGCCCATCTGCTGGTAAATGTCTGATAGATCAGAATAGTCGGTAAGCTCGCTGGTCATCTGAAATGCCAGACCTTGCACACGAGTGAGTGCAGCTTGTTCTCTGATAAGCTGTGCCCAACGCTGCATCTGCTCCCTGTCAATTCGTACACACTCTGATTCACAGGCTTGTACACACGCCAAGAGCGTCTGCGCTACGTCTGGATGCTGCGTGTTTATCTCGACTATATCTATCTTACCCCTAGCCGTCCAATAGCCCTGAACAGCCGCAAAAGCGTCTCTCAGCTCAGGTCTGAACAAGTCAAGTTCAAGGTCTGGTATGATTTCATCCACAACGCCCGGATTGCAGAGCATCAGCGCACCAATAAATACCGTTTGAACGTCCATTGTCATAGTCTAGGAAACTCCATCTCCGTACTTTGCTCGTACTGGTCATCCTGTTTCAATGCGTAAATGTCCTGCCATCCTGCATAGATACTCTGGTCAAGTATGGTTTTCCAGTCATGCCGATCAAACTTTTCCAGCTTGTTGCAGAGCATCTGTTTTGCCCGGTCTGTCATAGGCTTTTTGATTCTTGTACGCATCTGTGCGAACTCTCGCAAGGATTCCAGCAAGGCTTTATCGCCATTAGCAAAGTCGAAGAAGATGTCAGGTTTCTTCTTGACTGCGCTCTCCGGCAAGGTCTTGACGTTCATCTGACTGTCAGTTGATACAATGGGTTCATTGTCATCTGACTTTGAACTCATAGATGAGCTGACTTTCATCTCATTTATGACATGAGGATGAGCTGACTTTCGTGTAGACCATCCTTTTGACGCAATATCGCTTCTTTTTGATTCTTTATCGAGCAGATGTTTAATCAAAATGAAACAAGATTCTGCTTTTTTTGAGTTCAAAGTTGCGTCTTTTTCTTCAAAAACGTATGCACAGATTGCATCGTAGAGTTCCAACTTCTCTTTACTTTTGAGTGTGGAGATGGCTTCAAAGTAGTATCGTTGGAATGTAAAGCTGTCTCGTTTTTTGTCCATGCTCAATCCTCTTTGTAGCGTTTGTTCCATGCTTCGATAAGGTCTTTTTTAACCTTTTCTTTATCAGCTTCGGAACAATCAGAGCTGTATAGCTTGCTTTCCATGAATACCCGGCACTTGCATCCATTCTTTCCGTTTCCTCTTGTTATAGACATCCAGCTTGTCAAATAGTCGCCTGCTTCGGCAATGGCAACTTTCCCGCCGCAGAACGGGCATCTCTTGAGTTCTGTCATTTTCTAAATCCCTCTCTTGTTCTGATAGTCGTCTTGAATCCGTCACAAGGCTTCTTTCCTCTGCCGTAGACCGGGCGTGTGTGCTTTGGCTTTCTTTTGTCTTTCGGATTGTAGCATCCTGATTGCGTCTCGCACTGCTTAACTGCTTTTGCAAATTTTTCAAGTTCATTGCAGAACTTGTCAGCTGCTTCCGTAAACGCTTTGAAAAAATCATTAAGTTCTTCACTCATATCATTCCTCCGGCGCATAAATGTGCATCCAATGCGTCACCGTCACATCTTTCGGCAGTCTCTCGCCTATCTCGTCCCAGAACTGACCGTCTGCATAACAGCCTAAAAAGTACGCTGTCGGCGAGATTCCTTGCAACATTTTTCCATTTTTATCACGCCACGTTTTCTTAGTCGCAAGCAGCAAAGGCGTCGTTCGCTCTTTTGGAGGTTCGCTTGCCGGATGCCAAAGTGTGTTACTCATAACTTGTTCTCCATCAAAGAACCACAGTTCGGACAGTAATTCCAACGTGTATGATGATTTTTTGTGTGGCATCTGCTACACTCGAATCTTGTGAACGTATCGTCCTGCGCAATCCATTCAGCGGTACGCTCTAAGGCTGTTGGGGCATCTTCCACAACGTCAATGGCATCGCCAATACCGCAAGCACGGCATCTAACTCCATTGTAGTTCTCGCAGCCATCGCAATATGCTTTCTTGATTCTTTCAATAAGTGCGTTTCGTTCAAGGTATTCTGGATAATTAGCCATTGTCTTTCACCTCGATCGTTGGCGCATTTTCAATAGCCGTTATTACGTCTCCGAGCACATCGAACATCAAGGCATTGAATGTGTAATCAGCTTCATCCACGCTTACATACTCCATCTGCCTATCAGAAAAATAAAGTTTGAGTGCATTTGCATCAATCGGTCTGACTTCCATCGTACTTTCTCCCTTCAATCTCCGTCCCATACGCCATCAGGTCGCATCTTTGCAAACGCCAGCAAACCATACAAAGCGCGTTTGGCGTTGCCCTCTGTTGCGTGCCAGTAGTCGCTATCGTCTACATCGTCACCTAATGCAGAAATAGCCTTTTCCAGCATCGGGATGCTCTCTGCGCCTGTTTTGCCGTAAATGGAACGGATGCCGCCATCCCCAAACACTTCCGGTCGATAATAGAAGTGGCCGTAATTATAGGTGACGTTGAGCCATAGTTCTTTCGTTCCGCCCATAGCGCGCATACCACCAGCGATAAAATGCGTACTATCCGCTTTGAGCGGTTTATGCGTTACAGGGTCGCACAGTGAAATATCATAACTCATTTTTTTCATCCTTTCGCCAGCCATACAGCTAAAAGACCACCGCCAAAGACAGTAGCGTTAATAGCTGCCACTATCATTGCATGAATAATTGTTGAATATTCTGGATGCTTCCACGACCATCCAAGCGAAATGTCATCGGTCATATCCCAAAGAAACATTTCAAAAATCGTGACAAAGGCTCCAACAAAGAATGTTATGAGCGACCCCAAAACAAATATGGAAAATGTTTCTTTAGCTGTCATTTTCTCTTTTCTCCCATTCTTTGCACACATCTTCTGGGTCTGTAAAATCAGCCCGGCACTCAGACAGACCGTTGTAACAGACCCACGAGAATCTGTCGTGCCATTTACAGTTTGAGCAGGACTTGTCCACAGTTTGGCATAAAAGTTTCCCTTTGCTGTCCAGTAGAATGCCATTGCCCAGCCTGATTACATTACTTTCGCTCATCTTTCTTCTCCCATTCCTTGCATCCGCGTTCGTTCCACACGAAGTCTGCAACGTGTTCTGACTGGTCGTTCACGCACACGCCCTCCGACTCTGCGTACCATTTGCAAGAGCCACAGGACGGTTCGGATTTGTTCTTACAGGATTCTGCCGTGCATCGGATAGCCTTGCCATCGGAGAACTACTTTATGCCCATGCAAGAGCAATGTTCGGTGGTGCAGTAAATATCCATTATCTCTCCCCTCTCTTTCTCCTTCTGTTGGCATTGAATCGCCCGATCACTCGCTTGTACTCTGCATAGCACTCCGGGCATAGGTCGCCTGTGTCCCTGCGCCATCCCCAACCTTTTAACAGCTCATCTTCGTCATAGGTATAGTATTCTAGATTATATCCGCAGCGGTCGCATACTCGCTTGTGGTAGATTCCTCTGTCAGTCTGCATTAGTCGTCCTCCTCAAAACCCGGCGCTACCCTTGCAATATATTCAGTCTCGGAGCCTTCTGGAAATGCAAGTTTAAGGCTTCCACCAATCGGCTGGTTATGCAAAGGGTATATGTCGAGACCGTTCATTGCGACTTTCGCTGCTTCTTTTTGAGTAGAAGCATGAACAAGTAAATATCCACGTTCTCTCCATTCAACAGGCACTTTATACAATCCCATGTTAATCATCCTCCCCCAACATCCTTGAACAGGATTTCTTTGTCAGTTTTCCAGTCTTTGATTTTGCACGGAATATCCGTGCCCGGCACGGTCTTTTTCAGTCCATCCATCTGCCAGATGTTCCATGAGATGATAGCAGCCATGTTGCGAACCTTCCCAGCGTCAGGCTCTATGCCGAACAGCCACTTAAAGTTCTCTCGCCATGTCAGGAGCATATTTGCTCTTGCAAGCAACAGGCTGTCGCCCTGCCACTCATAGCCGTATGTAGTCGTCGCTGCGTCCTCTGCCACATCGTGCCATGTCCAGACATTCCAATCAAACCAGTTGTTTACACATTTCAGTTTGCGGTCAAACAGTCCTTTCCGCCTTGGTACTGGAATCTTTTTGCCTGTTACCGTGTCGTATCGGTTCACAAGAAATGGTGCTTCTCCGCAGGTGATTTCAAGGACTGTCGAATGGATGTACTTGATAGGCTCTTTCTTTATATCGGGCATCGCACCGTTTTCTTCGCCCATGTCTATCATCTTTTCGCAGACCCAAGAAGGAGTGAAAACCTCTGCTTTTGCTTTGGTTCTCTTCTTCTGCTCATCCAGACGCTTGAGAACTCGTGGCACTGGCTGGCATTTCTTGATTTGTTCTAACGTGATTTCATCCGCAAAGCCCGCGCCCAGTTCAGGCGGTGGCTCTGTCGCCCAGATGATGTTTTTGCCGGTCGTACGGTCTTTCAGCAAGATAAACAGCACCGCTGACAGAATCGGGTCGGAGAAGTCAACCAACAGTTGTTTCATTTTCCGTTACCTCTCTGTACTCCACGTCAATCTCCTTCGGCAAAGCCGTCTGGTACTTTTGGGCAAGCTGCTCTGCGCTTTGGGCATCGCCCAACGGCTGTTCCGGCGGAGCAACGGTAACTTCCACGTTGTCACGCATACCAAAGTAGTTCTTGGCTCGGAAAATCCACTCTGCCGGGTTCTCCTGGCCGTACATACCGTTGTACGCCCACATGGACTGCATTTGCAGAATCAGCTTCAGGATGTACTTCTGCTGCAAGCTGTCGTCACGGCGCTTGCCTGTCATAATCTGTCTCAGGCTAGGCCATTCGATGCCCAGAACCAACGCAATCCATTCCACCACAGGGGAGATTCTGGCTTCGATGCAAGCGTCAAAGAAGAAGTCAAGGCGTTGCTGCACTTCAATCGGGTTGTTCATGTCCACGCTCGGAAGGTCACCAAAATACTTTGCTGCAATCATGCCGATGACCTTCTTGTCCTCTTCATTACCGATTCTCGACTGCAAATCCCCTGTGTTCATCATCTTCAGCTTCTCGATAGCCAACTCCTGCTGTTCTTTCACCTTTTTACTCACCTGTGATCGGATAGATTTCCGCTTGTTAAGCATCTGTTGTTTCTTCTTCTCTCGCTCTTTCTCACGCTTCGCAGCGGCTTCTTCTTTCGCTTTTTGCGCCCGCTTCTCACGCTTTTTCTTTTCAGCTTCGGTCAGCGGCGGTCTGCCACGACCACGCTTCGGGGGTGTTGCCATGTATCAGCCCTCCTTTGGCAGTTCAGGAAGGGGCATCCAATGGGTGACGGCGTATGGAATTTCACTCCCGACTTCTGCCCAATTTTTGTAAAAGTCCATAAAGCCAAAAATCATATCGCCGTTATCGCAAAATGCAAGAACTGGAGTATGGTGTTTTGGTTGCCTATCCTTGACGCTAATCCATTTGTCAGGAAAACCGTTCTTGCTATAAGAAACCGTTTCAAAATAATGCGTAGCCATTCCAAGTTCTTGCTCAATATCGCTACGGATGCTCTTGTCATCCTCGTCCGTTTCGGTTTCAAGAACAAGGTAAATCCGCTTTTTCACACTCTCACCTCTTCATTTTCGTTTCGATGTTGTCCAGCTTCCATGCGATTTGCCAGACTGCACAGCAACCGTCCAACTGCCGCCACCAAGCGCACTTTTCTTTCTCGCAGATGCACCGACCAAGCGGATTGCTGGTCATCTTCATCGGACAGTAAAGTTCATTATCCATTGGTTATTCCCCGTTCATCTCATAACATTTGCCGCTGTTCTCGTTGAATCCCAAACACCAAGCTAACTCGGAAGCAATTTTCTGATAAATGCCTTTGATATTGAGCTCAGTTTCTGATTCCGCACGGCCGCTATAAAGACCATACAGAAAAGTCAGCCTTTCACGCCCTACCATGTTGATATCCTGAATCATCATTTCCACCCCATCACAACAGCCGTACAAACGACCAGACACGCGTTGATAAACAGCCAGACAAGCATTGCCTGCTGTTTTTCAAACAAGTTGTCTGCCATGTACTTGATTGTCCGTTCGGACTGAACTACTACCGCCAGCAGGACTAAGCAGACCAGCCAGCGGGTTACAAATTCAAACATTGTTAATTCCACCTTTCTCTCAGCTCTTTTTCGACCTGCTCTGACTTTGCGGTAATGTAATCCGCAAACTCGTCAGGCGTCATGTCCTCGTTTTTGAACTGCTCAACCATTTGGTTGGCTTGACCTGTTTTCCGCACAAAGGGCAGTTTCCGAATTTATTCATCTGACCGCTCCTTTGCTTCAAGGCGAGAGAGCCAACGAACTTCCTTTTCGTGCTGCATCTTCTGCATCCGATCAAAGACTGCATCGTCCAAGTCCAACGCAATAATGCAGTTCACAACGTCTGCGTATTCCTCTTCAAACGCCTTTTGACACTCCTCAACACACTTCGGTGTCGGGTTCGTTCCATCCAGTGCACGGCGCAGCTTCAAAGCAGCCTGTGCCAGTTCGGACGCTTCTTCTGCCAACTGCGCCAAGATTTCGGTCTTGGGCAGAATGTCTGAAATTTTCTTTTGCATAGCTCTACCTCTTTCAGTAGTATTCGATTTCAACCATTGAAGTGGATACAAGCTCAAATCGACCGTCTTCCAGAGGTATTTGGAGTAGTTTGTAATCTCTTGCACTAGAGATCGGAATCAGCTCGTTAAAGCTTTCCACCGTAATGGTATACTTTGGATGCCGTGCGCTACCGTAGCCTACTTTTTCGATTTCAGGGGAATAGACCGTGACGTGATAACACGGTTTGCTAGCTTCTTCCGATTTAGCAGCGGCTTTAGCATCGGTCGGATGGCATGATGTAAAGAGCAGCGTGAGCAGTAGTGCTACGGTTGCGATTGTGAAGCGAATAAAACGGTGCTTTATTTTGTTTTTCATTGCAATCATTCCTCCATTTTTGCTCCACAGTAAGGGCAGTATTTAAACGGTTTGCATTCGGTTCCAGTTAATCCCGGAATTGCGGATGGGAAAAACCAATCTTCATCAACGCTTTTTCCGCAATTTGAACAGAAATAAGAGCATCCTACATCGTCATCGTTTCCTTCTAGCGTCCATAATCCAACCGGTCGCAGCGTTTCCGGGTCGATGTCGGAAGCCTCGTCCACGCTGTTCAGGGCATCCTTATAGCAGCATTCTTCAATAGTGAACGGATTGCTGGCACGAAGGTTCATTTCAATGCGCTTGTGCAAAGCGTTCGCATCAATCAATCGTTTATCGCTCATTTCTGTTCTCCTTTCAGCCAGTCGTTCAGCTTTGCCATGCAAGAGGGGCAAAGAAAAAACGGGTCATCTGAATAGATAAAAATTTTCCTATTTTTCTTTGTAATGCACCTGCAAATAGAATTGTTTTCTACTCTTTGTGTCCGCTCACTTATGGAGAACTCTGGATATTCAAATGTTTCACCGCATCTATCGCAAACCATTGTCATTTTCACCACAACTCCCAACTAGCCTTGAGTTCTTTTCCGATTTCAACAGAAAGTTTCTTGATGATGATTCTTGCGTGTTCATACTGAGCTTTCACGCCGTATGAATAATCTGTGACAACCTTCTTCGGACTTTCATTGCTTCTCATTTTCTTTCTAAGGTTTTCTTCGTTCTCCATAAGAAGTTCGCTTTGGTACATCCCCAGAAGCCTTACCAATTCTTGTTTTTCAGGCAGTTGCATTTTCTTTCTCCAATCTTCTTAGCAGCGCATCCACGTCATACCGCCAATGGACACGCAGCCTTTTTGCTTTGATCTCTATCCCCTCTTGCTCTGCCCACTGCCAAGGGATGCTCTTGCGGCTCTCGTTGTAGCGGAACGCCAGAACCTTGCTGGCAGGGATTGCGAAGGTGCGGTTGACTGCCCGGTAATTGACTATTACATGGGCGGTCTGACCGCTGTATCCCATTGCATCCACCATGTCCGTGATGTGCTTTTCCTTGCGGTATTTGCACTTTGCCTTGTCGTACTTACCGAACACCTTTTCCAGAGGGATAGAGGGCGTTTCGATGGTTTTCAGCTCAAACAGGTGGTTCATCGGGTAACGGTACACAAGAAAGTCGCAGATGTTGTCGATAGAGAAGGACAGGTTCTCGTTGCCGCCGTAGTAGGTGGCAGCACTATCCTTCAGTCGGTAGCACCACGCATCGGATGGGATGGACGCTTTGAAATCCGCTTCAAACTGCTTGCCGGTGTTCATACGTTGTCCTTTGGTTCATCAGGTAAAGGCATCCAGTGGGTTACGTTTTCAAGTCGTTTTTCATCAAACGTTGTCAGCCAATCACCATCGTCTGTAAGTACTGCCGTTTGCATTCTGCTATTTTCGTCATACATGGTTTTATCAAACACCAGAACAGGCTTGCTCTCATACCAAAGCGTATATTCTCTGTCGCCGTCCACTTCGGTAACTTCTTCCGTCATCTCTGGTAACTTTTCTTTGACATTGATCCACTGATTCATCCTCGTTCACCTTTAAATTCACTTCCGAGATACCGCTTCTTGCCACGTTCCCGGTGCTTGTCCTCGTAGTTGCGGTGGTACACGCTCTGGCTGTGGTTCAGCTCATACACGAATGCCTTGCGCTCCTCGAAGTCTTTCTTCTCTGCCTTGTACTTCTCGCAAGTGTCGTGGCAAGCTGTGCAGCGTGATGTGCAGTTGAGACAACAGGTAATCATTCTTCGCCGAACCTCCTTTTTGTAACGGCAATGGGAAACTCATCGATTTCGGAAGCCCATCGTGCCGTGCCGTTTCCATAGGTCTTTTGCCAGACAAGTGGGAAGCCGCCTATACCATCGAACAGACTTCCTAGCGTGGCATTTTCGCCCAGATAAAGTTTCATCTTCTGTGCAATCCAGAACCATTGTGGCAAAGCGATGGAGTTGCCCAGAGCCTTGTATCGTGGGCTGTCAGCGTACTTGTGTTTCTTGCCTTTGGTGTCTATCCACTCGCCGATGTCTGTCCACCCGTCTGGGTATCCTTGTAGGCGTTCGCATTCAACAGGTGTCAGACGGCGCACAATCCAACGGATGGTTTTCTCTGCAATCAGGCACTCGCTGCCATTGCCGATGTTTCCTGCTTTTGCTTTCAAGGTTGCGCATTTTTCGCTTTCTTTGTAGTGACTGAAAGATTGTTCGTTAAAGGTATAGCGCTCAATCGCAATAGCCGTATAATCTGTGATTCTGTTTTCGTGGTCGCCGGTGATTGTCGGCGCGATTTTGCCATCGCCGTTTCCACGAGCATCATAAACAACAGGCTGAAACAATGTCTGATCTTGGAGTGTTGAAAGCGTTGCACTTTTTTCGGTTTGTACCAGCGCGCCTTTACCACCACCGGCGCATCCACTACGGATTTTCAGGGTGTAGGAATTGCCCCCCCTATCACGTCCATAAGGGCTTGTCGGAGAACGCCCGGAAGCGGTTTCCCACGCCGTGACGCTCTCGTCAGGATTCCCTGACACGCCCTTGCGCTCAAACAGTATTTCTGCGGCACGTTGACCTCCAAAATCTGCGACAAGAGCGATGCGTTTTCGGCGTTGGGGTACTCCCCAGTATTGAGCGTCGAGCTGTCGCCATGCCAAAGACCATCCGCTTCCGGCGATTGCTCCAGCTTTGCTCCATCTGCCCCCCCTACCCGAAGGTCGAGGAATTGAAACGTCTGGCTGTTCGATGCGGGCAAGTTCTTCCAGCACGGCTCTGAAATCTTCTCCTCCGTTGGAACTGAATGCTCCTGGTACGTTTTCCCAAACAGCGAAAGTTGGATACAGTCCATTTGTGCTTGACCTCATTTCTTTTATGATTCGAACCGCTTCTATGAATAGCCCGGAGCGTTCTCCGGCAAGTCCAGCCCTGCGTCCAGCAATGGACAAATCTTGGCATGGACTGCCGAACGTGATACAATCCACAGGTTCTATCTGGTCGCCGTGAACCTTTGTAATGTCGCCCAAGTGCTTCATCTTTCCAAACGCCCGTCCAGCCAGATAGCACAGCTCTTATATAAGGTAGGCGATCAGGACTTTGCCGAAGCGAAAGCCTTGCTCATATCAGTGATAATGTCATATCGGTCTTGATATTTGCTGTACACAGTCGTTCCAGTTCCAAGACCAATCTGCGTCTGGTTGATGGAAGCAGGAACTATATAAATGCTTTCCTTCTCTTCGTTTTTTGCAATCAGAAAATAAACATCGCAAGTAGGGAATCGTTTTTCAAGATTAAACGAATAGCAAAAACTCTTATTTGCTCTGCTCGGCCTTGCCGTTTTCACATCAACCTTAACGCTGCCATTAACATAAAGGTCATAGGCGTATCTAGTTGACATTCGCTCAACCGCAAATCCATGTTCTTCCAGCAGTTTTGTAGCAAGGTCTTCGCCATACTTTCCGAATTGCGTTTCGCTTTCTTTCATTTCGATATTAAGAATTTCAGCTATTTTGTAATAGCCACCCGGAAAACGGCGAATTGCATTTGTCAACTTGTCGTTTCCGTAATACTCGCTCAATTCACTTCTTGATGGCATTCTGGTTAAACCAGTGGCAGACATACAGGCTTTCACATACAGCAAGATTTTATCTTGCGTCCAATGCGTTTTTTCTTCCCGATTCATGCGCATCTCCAATCAGAAGGGCAATGAACCATCATCGTCAATCACAGAGAAGTCATCTGCGTTGCCTTGAGAGTAGTTTTGCGGTGCATCCTGCGCCCGATCGGCGGGTTTGCTGTCAGACTTGCCACCGCAGAAGTCAACTTTGTTCGCCATGATTTCCGTTGCGGTGCGGTTGTTTCCCTGCTTGTCAATATACTTTCGGGTCTGGATGCTACCAGTCACCAGAATCAGACTGCCCTTCTGGAACCACTTGGAAACGAACAGTGCCGTATTGCCAAATGCGGTGCAGTTGAAGAAGTCGGTTTCCTTCTGGCCGCCACTCTGACGGTCGCAGGCAATGCTGAACGTGCAAACATCCTTCCCGGACTTCGTGACCTTAGCTTCAGGCGTGTGAACCAAACGCCCCTGAATTGCGATAGAGTTAAGCATTATTTAGCCCTCCTTCGGCTGTTTCTGGGCACAGTCCCAGCACAGGACGCGCCCAAAGCGTTTCTTCGTGCTTCTTGCAGTTTCCAGCGGAGTGACTGTGCGGTTGTTGTACTGAATAGGCTGCAACTGCTTTCCGCAGCAAGCGCATGGGGGGATGGTTTCCGCTTCCGTTTGCTTCTGCGCAGGCTTGTTTGCCCTGCTTGTGGTCTGCTTCTGGTACTCGTCCGTGTCAGCGTCCTTCGTATCGTCAATGCAGAACAGACCGTTCAGTGCGTACTTTCTAGCGTAGCTGCTTGCAGTGCCGGTAATCTGCGAATCGTCCATGCCCTTCTTAAACTCAGGCTCACGAGCGTATGCAGTCACCGTGTAAGCGGCACCATCCTGCGATTCAACTGTTGCAGTGGCTTCGATATAGTGCCAACTGTCAACGATAACAGGTTTGTCGGAAAGTCGCAGCACAAGGCTATGTGCTTTCAAGATTGGCTTGACCGCTTCGAGGATGTCCTCACAGGAACGGTACTTGTAACCGCCAAATTTGTTCATCTGCCCTTTGGGGGCTTTCAACTCTGACTGAACAGCCATCAGAGCTTCATGGATTTTGCTGTTGTCCATACGTTTCCTTTCTTCGGCTTCATTAGGCTTCATTGTTATTACTTTGGCTTAATACGGCTGTACAGAAATCAACCAGCCATCAGTCCTGCCAACTGCGCACGGAGGTCTTTCAACTCTGCTTCCCTGTCATCAATCTCAGACTGCAAGTCCTCGATCGCTGCCAGCCGGTCGGCTTCTTTTGCTTCCGCCATCTGCTCGTTGGTCATGAAGTACACGCCGTCCTCCGGCTCTGTCACGCCACCGAATCTGTCAAGGTTAATCATCTTTGGGTCTCCCCCTCTTGCGCTGCTCTTTGATTTGCAGTGCGCTGTACCACTGGTCTTTGTCTATTTCTATGGTCGTCCACCGATTGTTACAGACAAGGCACTTTTTTCTACGAGCGATGCTGTCATAGTCTGATCGGCTATCAACCGTTGTAATGTTGTCGCTACCGCACATCGGGCATTTCATCGTGCATCCCTCCACTCGTTGGTGTGGTGAGGAATGCGTTTTACTTTGCGATTTTCCCGTTCGATACGTTCATTTTCAGAGCTGACCCCAATGGCGCACAAGACGAGTGCTGCGGCGAGGAAGCTACACGAAAGGAAAACGTATCCAAACATTGCTACTGTGCTCTGACTTTTCTGGATTGCATCGCCACATCCTACTGAAAAGATCGCTAACGCGATTCCAAGCGTACAAAGGACATTAGCTTTCAGGCTTTTCACTCTTATTACCTCCAAAACTCAGTATCCATGCCGTAGCCATCGCCACAGATACCGTGATGATTCCACGGGCAGCTGATGCTCCTACCAGAATTCCGATGTGATGCACCATCCAGAAGTTCAGCAGAAATACCGCAAAAACCACCGCCAGCGCTATGCCCCACATCAGGGCAACTTCAATAAATGCTTTCATCTTGTCTCCTTTCATTTTTGCCGTTGCTGTTCTGCTCCTAGCTACTCAATGCCTTAGCCTATTGGTTCTATTCTTTGCCATTGCGTCGCACGTCGCCGCCGTTCGATGCCTTTGCTTATCAAAGCTACGCCTTGCATCCATAGCCTTCGCGATGCGCTACTTCTCAACGCCTTTGTTTTACGTTGCGTTTCTTCGCTGTGCCATTGCATCGCCTGTCAACTCCCTGCCTTGCCGTTGCGACTCGCTTCTGCTCCATGCCTTGCCTTTGCACCACGTATCAAAGCCGTGCCATAGCCATGCTGTTATCAGCAATTCCGAGCTGTGCCGTTGCGGAGCAAATCATGTCGGGTCTATGCAATTCCATTGCTCGTCTGAGCCTTGCTTCGCCATGCCTTTGCAAATCTTATCAAATCAGCGCATCGCCGTTGCAGTTCCACGCCGAATGCAGCACAGCCCTACCCCGCCATAGCGGTTAATTGATGATTTCGTAGGTATATCGCCCCTTGCCACTGTTGCGCCACTGGCCGATACCACGTAGAGCACCGTAGTCCAGCCACTCACGCACGACCTTCTCGTGAGAATCGTCCAGAAGAACGATTTCAAACTCGCAGGTTGAACCAGCGGGAATCTGCTCGCTGTTGGCAAGACTGACGCGCTCTCCTTGCGCTGTCTGTGCACGGAGTGGGCGCTGGCACTCGGTAATCTCGCCGTTCACATGAATGGGAATCATGCGGGGCTGAACGAAAATCAACCCATCAACGACCTTCTTGTAGGCCGTCAGCTTGCCGCTTTCGTTCACGGCCTTCTTCTTGCCAGTTTCGGTCTTGCCGCCGATACGACCCAGCATACCGCAAGAATCCTTGAAGAAGCCCTTGATCTGGTAGTCATACAAGATGGGTTCGCCGTTTTCGTTGCGAGGGAACACGGTCATGCCCTTATCTGCCACAGCATCAGCGCCAAGAGCAGCAACCTCGTCCTCGATGGTATTTGCATCCGGGGACTTGCTGGCGATGAACTCGCGTGCAATGTTCTGATTGCTAGGCCATGTGCCGAGAACTGCTTCGGTGAATGTGATTCTTACCTTGATTTTTTTCATTTTTGCTCACTCTTTCTTTCTCGATGCGTTCTAGCCGGTCTTTCTCCCGGCTGTGCCAGCGAATTTCTCGCTTGCCGTAGTATTTACCGTTCATCAGGGGCCTTCACCTTTCCCTGTGCAAGTAAAGTACTGTAATGGCCGTAGCTCATGCCATATCGTTTTGCGGCATCGTTCATCTGTCGCACGGTATACTTTGGAGGCTCGTGCTTTTGAGGCCTCGCACGTTCTGGCTCCTGCACATCCCAAGTAATTTTGAACTCACCAGATGCTTTTAACTCATTCAGCTCTTTTTGCTTTTTGGCTTTGTACTTTTTGGTCAAAGCCTTGTTTGCATCTGCTGCGCATTCAGGGTGATACTTCTGAGACCAGACCTTCCGAACCATTGGCTTCTTGCACCAAGCGCATAAAGCCGGTTCCGGATTAGCCTTGATTCCTTTCTTTATAAGAGCCTGCCGTTCTCTGCGAACAATGATTTTACATTCTTCACAGTATTTCTTGCACGGATTTACAAGGCCAAGAAAGACACCGCAGCGCTCACAGTACTTTTCTTCCACGCTGCATCTCCTCTTTCAGTCTGGCTTCCCGATTGTGGCGCTCAAAGCACTGATTGATGGTCTTCTCCATCCAAAGCACCTTGTTGGAATCGTTTCGGGATACGCCAGCTACCATCGCCAGTTTTAATTTGCGCTTGTGGCTTTGCGCCTTGCGAAAATTCGTCACCAGCACTCACCAGCCTTGTCTGTGATAAACTTCGGGACTTCCCGACCTGTGGCAATGCACAGTGCAACCAGCCTTTCGACCCAGATGTCACGCAGTCCTTCTTCGGTCATATAACACTGACCAACGCTAGGCTCCTTAAAATCCGCCCAAATCGTCAGCCCAACAGCGCCATCGGCGACCGTCCAGATCGTGCTGTAACCATCGTTGCACAGGCCATACAAAATATCTCGTGCTCTGCTTTTGGCTTCGTTAAGTTCAAAAGCATCCCAGCACTTTTTGCTCTGTTCGTAGGCTTCCACAGCCTTGTCAATGGCAAACTTCGCATCGTCCGGGTGCTCAAGGTCTACCTTCAATGTTAAAATCTGTTCCATGTTCAGCCCTCCTTCTGCTCGATTTCAAGAATCTTGCAGATGCTCTGGATAATTTTCTCCGGCTTTCGCTCGCCACGAAGAATCTTGTAGAGGTACGAATCATCAAGGAACAATCCAGTATCGCTTTGAACCGCCTGAATCAGCTCCGTTTGCTTCATACCTCGCCGCAACAGCTTCATCTTCACTTCTAGCTCAAAGCCAGAACGGAAGTTTTCTTTCAAAATTCCACCTCCATTTGCTAAAATCTATTGACAAGTACGGAAAGCTGTACTAATATAAGGGTGTAGAGAGTTTATATTGTACAGTGTTCTGTACTGCCCATGCCTGTATTATAGTACAGGCATCTGTACAAGTCAACTCTTTTGTACAAAATTCTGTGCATTTGTATACTTGCACAAATATGGGAGTGTTCTTATGTCGGACTTGTACAGCAACATCCATGCACTCTGCGAAAAAGAGGGAATCAAAGACGGAACTCTTTGTGCCAACATCGGGATTCGCCGTAGTTTTCTTTCCGAACTGAAAGCCAGAAGAACCAAGAGCCTGTCCGCAGAGGTTCTTTCTAAAATTGCAGCCTACTTCAACGTATCGGTAGACTACCTTCTCACTGGCGAACAAAAAGAAAACCCGCCCCAGCAGCCGCAAAGTGAAGTCGATGCAGCAGTGGAACGGATTAGAAAAAAGCTTGAATCTATGCCGACAGCGCAGCGTGAAGCGCTGATGAACCTGATCGAGAAGATGTGAGGTAAGCCCGTGTATTACTTGTTGTGCGGCTGCGCCTTTTGCTTTTGGTTCATGCAGGCCTTGTTAAAAGGCAATGACCGTGTGCTATATGGCAACAGCAGAAAATATCGTTACCGTAGAAACCGAAAAAAGAAATGGTTCTGACCCGGTAAAATAAAAACCCCTTGTGCCGGGCTGGTGTAGCTCTGCGCAAGGGGTTTTCTGTTATTCTAGACCTAAGGCTTGCTCCGCTGCCGGAATCTTATCAGGGTGTTCCAACAGCCATGCGATAAACCTGTCAATCTTAGCTCTTTCTTGTTCGCTCATTGCAGCATATCCTCCCGATCAGTAAATACGATTGTTCATTTGATACGATTATACATCTTTCAGTTGTATAGTCAATACAATTTGAACAACTTTGCAAAAATCGAATGTTTTCTTCGCATCCGTTACTTTTCATCGGGGAAGCCGCGAGTGTTCAAGTCAAAAGGGACAACGCCTATCCATCTTTCCTCCAATCATAGCTCTACGAGCTGTCCGTCAATGCGTTCGATGCTATCTGCCGGGTCTCGCCCATCGTCTAAGGCGGCTACGGCACGTTCCAGGATGCCTTTTGCTTCGAGGTAAGCATCTTTATCAGCTTCGTACCCAGAAAGGCTCAGGACAAGCTCTAGCGTCCGTCTACGAGCGTATGGAATAATCAGAGCATCTACAGTTCGGTTCATTAACTTTCCTCCCACGGTTCAGGTGTGTGTGGTTGCCCATCGGGAACGCTGGCAGGCATTCCATCGATGATCGGCATACGTTCATGGTTCCAGATTACAGTTTCTTTCATTTTGTGTTTCCTTTCTATTTGGAATTTTTTGACAATACAGTTATAACACAGGCTGCTGTTGGTTCTCCATAGCAGCTTTTTCCATTTTTTGGCTTGTCGAATCCGGCATTTTTGCCGAATTTTGTTGAAAGGGCGTGAATTTATGGATGAATATTTGGTAAGAACGGCCAAAGCATTAGAGATGGCACGGATGCGTTCTGGCTTGAGTCAGCAGAAATTGGCGGCACGGATGGGTGTGAATCGTGGCACGATTGCCAACTGGGAGCAAGGTCTGGCAGCCATCTCCCTGCCAATGGCTATGCGCTGGTTCACCTGCTGCGGCGTATCGGTGGCTCGATACATGGACGCTTGCATTCATCCGGGACTGCTGGAACATCTGGAGGACGACCTTTCGAGCATGGAAAAGCGTAAGATTCTCATAGATGCCATGATGGAGTGTTCTTCCTACGAGATAGACGTCTTGTTGTATATGCGGTACGGAGATCACGGCTCAGACCATATCGGTGTGCTGACGGAGGTTCTGGCAAACCTCCATACGCCATTGAAGGACAGGGTCTCTGTCTGCCGGATGGTATCGGGCAGCTATGAGATAGCACAGGCTACCGGAACAGACCCAGACCCGAATGGAACCGCCCCGAAAATGGAGATTCTTTATCAGGCACAGGACGCTGGAACAGAAGCGGTCATGAAGTCTAATGATTCCTATACTGTGAATCCAAATAATATAACTGGCTGATTGTCGAATTATCGCAGTTTTTGAGGAACATTTTGTCCACGTTTATCCACTTTTTGTACACGTTTCATGCAGATTAAGTATACCTTTACCTTGTCATTCCGTCCCCCATAGATCAGGAATCGACAATATTCGCACGGAATAAATAACGAATTATCGTCAATCTATTGTCTGTGATTGGTCGGCTTGTCAATCTGTCCCCCATTGTGCAGATTAGGTATACCTTTCCATCCACTTTTTGTACACCTATCCACAATCCGTCCACGTTTAATGCGGCTAACGATGTGTGTCTTTTCTCAGGCTATAGTCTTATTTAGCAAATGCAGAGTTTAGTTATCCACAAACCGGAATGGAAAAACAAAGAAATTGTTGAAAATTATCGTCATCGCCTATTTAACGATGATATTTAACCTCTTGTTTATTTCTTGTTTAATATATAATAGGTAGATGGGGGACGAAATGACAAGGCATGGGGGACGTTTTGACAAGTCACGGGGGACAAAATGACGAGGACATGGGGGACAAAAAGACAAGTCATGGGGGACGAAAATTGTTGACACGTCCCCCTACTTGTGATATACTGTTTTCAGACCATTAAAGGAAGTGAGCAGATGCCAAAAATATCAGACAATAACCTTGTCGAGAAAAGTAAATCCCTTGTGTGGGCAAAGTTTAGGGACTACACAGCAGGCGAGCTTCGGTTGCTAGAGGTTTACTTGTCAAGAATAAATCCGAGAGACCCAAACAGCAGCCGTGTGGAGTTCACTTTGGCAGAGTACAGAGACCTGCTGGGGTTAAAAAGCCTTGATGCGCGAAGGATTGAGCCGCAGATCAAGCACTTTCTGGGCAATACGGTGTCGATTCCCATTGACAAAGAGAAGGGGACGTTTGAGAGCTTTGTCCTTTTCACAAGGGCAAAACTGGACTATGTGCCAGAAACAAGGTCTTATGTTGTGGCAATCACCTGCAATCCTGACCTTCGTCCTATCTTCTTTGACATCGCAGAAAGCGGCTATGTCCGGTATCGGCTGCGTTATACGTCACGGATGAAATCACAGTATAGCATTCTGCTTTATTCGATTCTTCGGGACTGGCTGAACATGGACAGTAAGCCGCATGAAATCAGTCTGAAAAAGCTGAGAGAACAGCTCGGTGCGATGGAAGCGAGCTACGATGTTTACAAGAACCTTCGCAAAAGAGTGCTTGACGTTGCAGTAGACGAAATCAATGCTGTGTCTGACATCGTGGTGACCTATGAACCGGTTCTTGTGGCACGAAAGGCTGTGGCAGTCAAGTTCAAGCCCAAAATTAAAGCGTCTGAGACGCTGATTGAAGCTCAGGCAAGCGAAGTATCAACCGAACCTCAAAAACCCGTCAGAAAGCCCCGCAGAAGCGGATACGAGGATTTTGACTGGTCTGTGTGTGACGAGCTGGAAATGCAGTCCTGCATTGACGTGGCAAAAGTGGTTGAGAAGTGGATGAAGAAAGAGCATCCTGAAATCAAGTTGCCGAGACGCAGAGAAGCGGTTTACGAAACGGTAAAGGCTGCGTATAATGACATTTTGTCTTTGGATAGGTCTCCGTTCCCGGACAGACCTGTTGGCTATCTGATTAGAAGCGTAGACAAAGCAGGTATCGTAGACAAGTATATGCCAGCGTTCTATTCCATTGAAGCGTTGCAAGAGCAGTCAGATGTAGCACATTGAGCAGATGATGCAGAAAGGAGAAAACGATGAACAAGGTTTATGTGGTTCTTGCGGGATGTATGGACGATTTATCTATAGAGGGTATATTTTCTTCCGAAGAAAAAGCAAAAGCATATATTTCTGAAATGATGAAAGACGCATATCAAGCAAGCACGAAACCCTATTTTGAAGAATGGGATGTGCAATAAAGAAAGAGTGATAAAATGGCAAAAATCATAGCTGTAGCCAACCAAAAGGGCGGCACAGGAAAGACCACAACAAGCACCTGTCTGGCTGGTGCGTTGCAGTTGCTTGGCAAGAAAGTGTTGCTGGTGGACTGCGATGCACAGTGCAACGCAACGGACACCTACGGCGCACAGACAGAGGACGTGTGTACCCTGTTCGATGTAATGACCCGGCAGGGTACGGTAGAAGAAGGAATCCAGCACTGCGAAGCCGGTGACATTCTGCCGTCAGACAACGCATTGAAGGACATTGATGAGCAGCTTGTCCGGGATATTGGCAAGAACTTCCGGCTTCGTGAAGCACTGGAATCCGTGTCAGAACAGTACGATTACATTGTTTTGGACACTCCCCCGCAGCTCGGTCTTGCGCTTGTGAACGCACTGATCGCAGCCAACAGCATCATCGTTCCCATCACAGCAGACAGATACGCACTGGCTGGTTTGAGCCAGCTTTCGCAGACCATCGGCGATGTTCGCAGATACTTTAATCCGACTTTGAAGATTGAAGGTCTCCTTCTGAACCAGTACAAGAGCCGTGAGAACCTGTCCAAAGAGGTTGTAGAGCAGCTTCCTGTGATTGCACAGAGCATGGGCACAACCCTGCTGGACGTGAAGATTAGACCGTCTATGGGCGTTCGTAAGGCGCAGGCAGAGCGGCACAGCCTGTTTAGCGGTGACACGGCAAAGAGTACCAGCGCAGAGGACTTCAAAGAGCTGGCAAAAAAGATTGTAGAGGGGGACACAAAATGAGATTGATTGACGGCGATATCGTTCAAAGTGAAATTGCTAGCTACTGGGCTGGAGCCAAAAGCAAAGAAGAAAAAGATGCATATATGGACGCTCTTGTGTCGGTTATGGATACGGCGGAATTTCAAAAATGGACGCCAACAAACTATGATTGGGATTTACCTAAAGAAAAGATGGAAGTTCTGCTGGCAAGCAAAGATGGAAACATTTATATTGGCTATTATTGGAAAGGGTTATGGTGGAACAATCGAGGAATCATAAAACAGTTCAAGCCGGGAGAAATTGAATACTGGATGCCAATTCGTGAGCTTCCGAAGAAAGTGGAGGAAATGTAAAATGAAGTCAACCAGCAAAAAAACATCCGGCTTGTTGGGCGGTTTTGACTTCCAGCCTGTTTTTTCGGAACAGACATTAAGCCGAAGTGAGCCAAAGGAAGAAGAAGTAAGCCAAACAAAGCCGAATAATGCCGAACAAGCACTAATTAAGCCTAGTGATGCCACAGACAGCCATGCACATCCGAGTGAAGCTGAATTAAGCAGTATTAAGCCGAAGCAAGCCAAAGACGGCGAAAGCCAGCCAAATGATGCCGTGTTAGGCGAAGGTAAGCCGAAGAAGCTGAAACAGGCAAAAGAAGTGCAGCGTTTGATTGAACAGGGAAGTGTTCCCGACGCACTGGCTGAAGCTGGTTTGACAAAGAAAAAAATTCCGATGCCGGAATCGCATCAAGGCGTTGCAAGCGGTGACGGCAAGCGTTCTAAACGTATTACCATTCTTATGAGCGAAGAGGAACGCAAGTACATCAACCGTGAAGCACGGCGGCACGGAATGACGATTGGGCAGTTTGTATACGCTCTGGCGGTTGCGGCGGCAGAAGGAAAGATTGAATTGGAAGATTTTCTCGAAGATTGAACCAAAAATAAAAAACACGCATTTTCTAACGAATTGACGTTGAAATGCGTGCAGTTTTCGTGCTATTGACATTCATGCTAGCAAGTGTTATACTATTATTGCTAGCCAACAAAGGAGGGATTGAGTTGGCTAAAAGTAGCGCAGAGTATTATCGAAAGCGTCGTGAAACCATCGGTCAGTTCAGTGTTCCAATTCCGAGAGAGAAGCTCGATGCTTTAACGGCAAAGTTAAAGGAACAAGGGAAAACAAAGACCAAATGGCTTAACGAGATGATAGATAAGGAACTTGAGCAATAAAAAATCCCCTAAACTGTTCGTAACTTGGCGGTCTCAGACAGTTTAAGGGATTACACTCCATACAACTATGGATGATAAATCCATTATATCATCTTCATGGTTGTATTACAAACAATATTTTGTGGTAAAGCCAATGAACATTCCAGCAACGAAAGAAGAGATTCTCGAAAATTTCAAGCAAAACAGCAACGGCCGTCCGCTCAACAAGGATGATTATGAGATTGCAGAAGCATTATCTCGAATCACTTACAAGGCGTATGAGGTCGGCATGGAAGATGCCAAACAGTTAAATATGGAGGATATGATGGATAACAAGAAATGTAACGCACTCCACGTTTTTAAGAGCAAGGCCTTTGGTCAGCTTCGCACAATTGAAGAAGATGGTAAGATTCTTTTTTGTGCTTCTGACGTGGCAAAGGCGTTGGGATATAGCAATCCGAGAGATGCAATTTCCCGCCATTGCAGGGGTGTCGTGAAACGCGACGCCCCTACACAGGGAGGAGTCCAAGCAATCGCTTTCATCCAAGAAGGTGACGTTTACCGTCTTATCACACACAGCAAGTTGCCCGGCGCAGAGAAGTTCGAGAGTTGGGTTTTCGATGACGTTCTTCCGTCTCTCCGAAAGGATGGCTATTACAGTCTTGCCCCACAGGAGAACAAGCCCGACACGCAGAACGATGCAATTTTACAAGTGCTGATGAAGAACACGGAAGTCCTGCAAGCCATCGTACAGCAAAACCAGCAGATTATGATTGCGCTTACAAACCTGTCCGTCAACGATGCAAAGCGCACGATGGAGATTCAGCCTTACACTTCCCATCAGGGGCAGAAGGGTGACGGCAAACGTAGCAAGCGAATCACAATTCTTATGAGCGACAGCGAGCGGACGTTCGTTACGAGAGAAGCGCGCAAGCACGGATTCACGGCAGGGGAGTACATCTATAACCTGTCCGTTGCAGCATCGAAAGACCACATTGACTTAGGCTGAATTGGCGGCTGAATTTTCAGCGTTGATAGTAAATAAAGAGGGGATTTGCCCAAAATTGGGCACACCCCCTCTCTTGTTTTACTTATCAGCAATGCAATCCCAGTAGAGATACGCCTTGCCATCTGCGGCGTCTGCGTCCTCAAGGAACGCCTTTGCCATGTCAGCGTAGAAGCCCGGAGTGTCAACGGACTGGCGTTTTGCCACCTGACAATAATCCGAGTACATCATGTTCATGACAGCCCAGAAATCATTCGGGTCACAGGTGATATTCCGCTGTTTGGCAACGTCCTGTGTCTGTTCCAGCGTCCAGTGGCAGCCCTTTGTGCCGTCAGCATTCACCATGCTGTCGCACCATTCCTCCGCTTCATCGTGGGTGAGGTGCTTGCGCGGCATCTTGATGGAACGGCTGTCCGCACCGCCATGCTCATACTGCCCAGACCGCTTGTCCCAGTCTCCGTTCTGCGAGAAGCCAATTTGCGGCATCTTGCGCTCATACTCTACGTCAGGATAGCGGGGGATAGGGTAGGGGTCAATGTAGCGGTTCTCCTCCTGCGGATAGTAAGGATGTCGGTCGCTGCCATCTTCCAGCTTGCGCAGACGGCGTTCTAGCTCACGCTCCCTGCGGTCACGCTCCTCCTCAAGACGGTCACGTTCCGGCTCACGGTCTTTTTCGTGGTCACGGAGCATCATCATGCGGCGAAAATTAGTCTTGCCCATAATCTATACCTCCTTAGGAAATGGACGCAGGCGCACCGGCGTGGGAGCGGCAGAAGCAGCCAAGATACTTAAACGTGCCGGTGCCGGTTGCAGACGTTGCCACACGGGTAGCGTAGCGGGTGCGGGTGTGGATGCTCTCGGCAGTCGCCTGAGCGCAGTTGCAGTCGGTCAGAGGGTATGCGGTCGTGCCTGCACCGATGGTAATGACCACAGGGGCGTTGATGGTAGTCGTGTCCGGCAAGCTCTGGGCAACCACGATACAATACTTCTCTCCGTTCTGGTATGCGCCAGCAGGGATGTTGATGGTCAGAGTATCGTCGGCAAACGTGACTGCCTGACTGATGACCAAGTGCGGGCAGAGTTTGCAGCTTGTTTTGCAAGCCATAGTGTTTTCCTCCTATAAAATCAGGGGCAGAGGTGTCTTACCCCTGCCCCGATGGTTCACCCGGTGTTATCGGGGAGTGTGTAGGTTAGCAGCAGCCGCAGCAGTTCACGCCCACGTTGGGGTTTGCCACCTGATAAGCGGGAATCGGACGAGGATTGACCCGATTAAGGATGGTATCGGTCTGCTGGGACATCACGGTGGTCAGAAGCGCATTCTGACGATCCTGAGAAGCGGCGAACTTCAGGTTCTGATTCTCAGCGGTCAGAGTGGCGATCTTATCCTGCGTGAAGTAATCCATCATGCTGCGGAAGTTGGCGTTGCAGTTATCCACGATGGCGCGGGCGTTGTCTGCGATAGCCTGACGTGTAGCGCAGTCCTGCTGTGCAATGGTGTACTTCAGGTCACCGATGAGCTGCTTGTTCTCGCAGCAGCAAGATGCAAGCTGTGTGGAAAGTGCGGTCTGACCCGCCTGCCGTGCGTTGCCCTCCTGCATGATGGCGAGGCTGATGGCGTTGTCGCCGTTGGACACGCTGCGTTCCAGACCGTTCACGAGCTGTGCGTTCTGGTAGCCGAGCTGACAAATGGCGCTGTTCACGCCCGCAAAGCCGTTTGCGATGTTGGCGTTGACACCGTTCATCTGCACCAGCTGGTCATAGCCCAGAGAGCAGATACCGCTCTGGATACCCGCCAAAGAGCGGGAAGTATCCTGCTGGTAGAAGCCCTCTGACAAAGCCGCGCGAGTATCTGCGCCGCCCTGACCAGTTGCGCCAGTGCCGACCAGATAGGGGATGTAGCTGTTCATGCCGTTGTCACCACCGTTTCGACCGTAGCCGTTTGTACCCCAGCCGAAGATGATGGCGAGGATGATAACCGCCCACAGACCTTCGTTTCCGAAAAATCCGCCGTTGTTATTGCCGCCGTCCTGCCCAGCCAGATAACCAGTTGCAAAATCGTCCATAACAAAACTCCTTTCAGTTTTGCGTTATGCCATCCCACCGCCGTGTGCGGTGGGCGAAGCCAAATAAAAGCGGTTTTTATCAAGTCCGCAAAACTGAGAAGCGTTTCGCTTGGAGGGATGCTTTATCGGGGCAGCGTCAGGTTCAGGACGCTTGCCAGTTGGTTCAGGTCGATGCCGCGCTCTTTGGCGAGGTTCTGTGCCATCGTTCGGAGCTGTGCTTCGTTTTTACCCTGAATCAGGTTCAAGCCCTGCATGATAGGTGCGTTCTGCCCGCTCAACTGCTGGATAAGCCCCATTGGGTTCTGTCCGGCACGGGCAAGGTTCGCAAGCTGCATGATGGGACTGTGCGTAATCACATCAAACGGAGAGGACATTGTTATTCTCCTTTCTTCGCTGTGGCAGCGGGCTTAGAAAAGCTCTTCTGCCACTTTTCCAGTTCATCCAGCCTGTGGACAAGGGCGTTATACTCTTCAACAGGCACATACTGCTGTGTCGGTGCAGCGGTCTGTTGTGCCTGTTGCGCTTGTATCTGCCGCCACGCTTCCGGGCTGTAAAACTCCTGGACATAGGATTCACAGGTGTCCGGGTTCAGCCGCTTGCAGTAGATCACGCCGCTCCGCAGGTCAGGGCAGTAAGTCGGTCTGCCGTACAAATCAGACGGTATTGCCAAAAATTCCTCTCTGCTAGAAACAGGTCTGCCAAGCAGCCAACCGCCATCTTGTGCCGACTGCTGAACAGGCTGCTGCCCATTCATCGGCTGCGGACGCTGCGGTTGTGCCTGTTGCATCTGCGTGTTGGGCAGGGGAGTGGCAAGCCCAACTGTACCCATGCCACCATAAGGATTGACAGGCTGTTGTGAAACGTAAGGCGCTCCGGGTGTCGGATAATAGCTCATAAAACATCCCTCCTTGTGCTCCTAGTGTATCGCATCAGCAAAAAGCGAAAGACAACGAACGTCAAACGAAGGACAAATATAAACTGATACAACTGCTACAAAACGAACAAAAAAATAAGGCAAAGTCTGGCGACTATGCCTGTATCACTTGTAGCAGTTTTGCGGTATAATCAGTATAGTAAAAGAAAACGGAGGTAACGAATATGGAAAACACCACTATCAAAAATCTCGGAAAGCTCTACCGCTTGCTGGATGAAGCCTGCAACTCCGACCGCGTGAATCAGGCAGACCTTGACAACGCTACGAGGTTTCCCGTGCGTGGCGTGATGATGAAAATTACGCTGGCACATAAGCTCCACAAGATAACCCCGGAGCTTGACAACGCCTGCGCTTACGTCCTGAAGGATGTAGACCTCGAGGACGTGGATAACAGCTTTGCGCTCAAAGCATTGCCGTTGCAGCAGCAGGGCATGTTCCAAATCGGATATATGTCACCCGATTATAAAACTCTCGGCGTGTCTGCCGTAAAAATCAAGGCCGCTCGAGAAAACGCCGGGCTGACTATTCGTGCGTTGTCGGAAAAGACCGGGTTGTCTACCGCGACCATCCAACACGCAGAAGCCAGGAAACCTATCCGGATGACCACGCTCAAGAAAATTGCTGCGGCCTGCAACGTATCAGTAGAAGAGTTGCAAGGGTAAAAGAAAAGCGCCCACACGGAAAAATCCGCATGAGCGCTTAACTGTTAAGGGCCTCACATTGGAAGCAATACTAAAATATTACGTTTTTGCCTGCAAGGCAAGTCTTTCGACAAAAATAGTGCGAATAAAACAAAATCCCCAACTTTGCCTACAAAGTACCCCGCGTGGCACGCAGGGCTTCGGCAAAGCAGGAGAGTTTTTTTGTAAAATCAAGAGCGGAACCGCCCACAGGCAATTCCGCTCTCTACAAAGGCCGCAGCCTTTCAAATCATAAATCATATGGCGTATAATGCAAAGACGTATATACCGATAAAACCACGCCTATGAATGCACTATGCCAAAACGGAAGGACGGTTTTTAGAACGCTTGATGTCGCCCCAAAAATAATCAGAGCGAACAAAACACGGGACAAAAAGCGATATATTTTATTTGCCATAATTCATATAAAATCGTCTCCCGCATGGTACGCACTGCAAGTAGGCGGGCAGGAGACTGTATCATCAAAAATGCCTACTTCTGCTATCGCAATTTTGACGTATGCGCACTATTCAAAACCGTTCAAGCATTTTCGGACTTGCTATGGCTGGAATTGAACCAGCGCAATAGACGGGGTGCGCCCTGCTCTACCAATTGAGCTACATAGCCTCAAAGACCCGCCATGATACGCATCGTTGAGAGGCTTGACGGGTTCAGATATCCACCCTAATGCGCTTCTTCGAGAGGCCGGGAGGATTTGTCGAGATAATTATACCACAATCCGTGCAAAAAGAAAAGCGGCAAGCTCTAGAATAGCCTGCCGCTTTGTTGCGTTTGTAGAATCAGCCTTAAACATGCGTCCTACATACACTCAGCCCGTAAAAATATTATATCACACATCCAGCATTTTTTCAATGCCTTTCAGCCGATAGCCTATCGCCGTCCGGCTGTAATGTGTCTGTGCTGCAATGTCCGGCAGCGGGAGCCGCTCAACGTACCGCAGTAAGGCTATCTTACGGTCTACCCTCCCAAGCGGTGCGTTTTTGATGGCTGCGGTCATCTGCTGTCGGTCAAGTCCTTGCAGCGCAGCGGGCAGCACTACACGAGCCGCCGCCACAGGCAGCACCGAGCCAGAAAGGCTGCGGCAGCTGTCCAGCGTTGCGCACCATTACGGTGATGTTACCGAGATGGTATGTTTTCGTGAGATCACGAAAACGTGCGCAGACCATTTTCGTGATGTGCCAAAATTGCTCTTGTGCGGCGTACATTTTGCCGGGGTTGGCAAAATGGTCGTATGTAGTGCTACTCATGGTCTTACTCCTTACTCAGTGCCGCCTTTGCGCGGTCAAAGAAAAATTGGATCACCGCGCCGATGGTCTCATCGGTGATGGCCCACGAGATAAATCTGCCCCACTTGCTGGCGCTGAGGGCGGCCCGCAGGGTCTTTGCCACCCACGCCTTGCGCTCTGCGCCCCGCTTTGTACCCTGTATCTCGTGCTCGGCCCGCTCGATGAGGTCAAGCACCAGAGGCTTCACGGCTGCGCCGTAGCCTAGCCGGATGCAGCCCAGAGCGTAAAAGATCACGCCCCCCAGCATCAGCACTGCCGCCACCGGGGCAGGGATAAGGTCAAAAAGCTTAGTTGCCAGTGCTACCATGATTGGTCACTCCTTTTAACAGATAGTTGTCGATGTCAGTGCGGCTCTTCTGCATCCCATCGCGGTTGTTGCCGGAGAGTTGGGCGTCCAGCAGATTGCGCACCCCGTCGAGGGCCAGACGGCTCACCTCGTCGATTTCTTCAAACCGGCGCAGGTCACGAGCGAGGGCCTGCGTGTGCTGAAGCTGGCCTTGCTCCAAGGTACCGATGCGCTTGTCCATCTCATCCAGCCGCTTGTTCTGCGCGTTGTCCGGCTCCTGCGCCTTTTTGATGTACTTGTGGATGATTTCCAGCACCTTGTCGATGGTGATGGCTGCAGCGCACAGGCTGCCCAGGATGCCCAGCACCCACAGCAAAGCTTCTTTTTCGGTCATTTGCCCTCCCGGAGCCGGGTCAGCCCCTTTGTCTTGATGATCCGAGGGTAGTTGACGGTCGTCACGTCGAGGTCCACCGGCCCGTTGATGCCCGGCACGCTGCCCTCGCTGGTGTGCTGGTGAGCGTTGTAGTTAAACGTCACGTTGGGCGTTTTGCCGGTGTAGTCGGCAAGCCAGACGTCCCACCGAGAGGACAGCCTCGCCATGTCCAGCTCGTACTTGTAACCGGTGTAGGTGTACAGTTGGGCGTAAAAGCCCATCTTTTCTACCTGTTCCAGCGCATAGGCGGTGAGATTGGACAGGTCAAGCGTGGACAGCTGCTTGAGCTTGTTTTCCTCCACGTCCACGCAGATGGGGAGAGAAAACTCCTTGCCGTACACCGCCTGCCGCAGAAGGGCAAGCTCTGCATCGGCCATCGCCTCGCTGGTAGCGTAGGTGTAGTAGTAGACGCCCACGTCCAGCCCGGCAGCCCGGGCGTTGCGGTAGTTGGTCTCAAAGGTCGGGTCGATATACAGGCCGTCTGCCCGCTTGGAGAGCTTGTAGTTGGTGCTCACGGTCTTGAGCATTGCCCCCTTGTAGCCCGCCGCTGCCACCTGTGCCCAGTCGATAAGGCCCTGATACCGGCTCACATCCACAAAGCGATAGGGCGGGTCACCCTCCCAGCCGGTGACAGCCTCTGCCCCGGGGGGTTCGGGAGGCTCCGGGGCGGGCTTTGCCTCTTCGGCGTCCTGCTCGTCCCCCGGGCCGAAGATGGCCCGCACCAGCTTTTCCAGCAGCTCCAGCAGTTTATTCATTGTAATAGTCCTCCCCCGTGATCTCCTTATACCGCTCTTCACTGATCTCACCGTCGGCAACCCTCTTGCCAAGCTCCCGCTTGACCCCGGTGCGGCGGCTTGCGGGCATCTCTGCCCAGGTCTTGGTACCTGCGACCAGTCTGTTTGCCCAGATTTTGTCCATTTTGAAGTCCTCCTTACTTGTTGACAGCGGCATCCAGCTCGCACAGC